CCGCATCGTCGTGACGCAACACTAAAACCATGACCAAGAAAATCACCGACCTCGACCCCGCGCTCCCCCTCACTGGCGCGGAGGTGCTCCCCCTGGTGCAAAACGTGGTGACGCGGCGCTCGCCGCTGTCGGCGTTGGCTGATTGGGTGTTGAAGACGTACCAGGGGTATTTGCCCGCTGGCACTGGTGCGGTTGCTACTACGGTGCAGGGGAAGCTGCGGGAGAGTGTGAGCGTTAAGGACTTTGGTGCCGTTGGTGATGGTGTTGCTGATGACTTGGTAAAGCTGGAAACAGCAAGGGACGCTGCTGCAGCGCTCGGTAAGACTTTGTTTTTTCCTGACGGTGTTTATGGAATCTCAGATCGCTTCATGTTTGCGGATGGTGGCAATGCATTCTTTGCGCCGGGAGCGTCTTTGAAACTGTTGGCTAATACCGCAAGCGGCGGCGCAGTTTCAGGCCCCTACCCTACACAGACAAAGCCCATTGAAGTCCACAATCTTACGATTGACTGCAACAACTTCCCCGGTGAAAACGGAATCGGTTTTGGTCACATCATTGGGGCAAAGCTCATAAACCTGACGGTCAAGAACTGCAAGCACGATGTTATTCAGCCGTGGTTCGGTGGCAAGGCTCTACAGTTTGAAGGGGCAAACGCATTGAATGTGCAGGTGCTTGGTTTTAATGCTGAAAACTGCTCTGTCGGAATCGACATTGGCGCTCACTACCCCGGCAACGTCGGACAAACGGTCCACATCAGCATATCCAATGTGTCTATGAAAAACGTGGACATTCCCGTCTATGTAAATGACACCAACACACTAACTGCCCCAGACAACTATGACATCATCGAGGTGTTTGTTGATGGTCTGCATTGCCGTAACTGCGGGAAATTGACGTACCCGACCGCGACTTCAACGGAGGGTGCAATATTTGTAGCCGATCGCGGGTATAAGCTGACCGCTAGGAATGTTCAAGTGGTCAACGACCGAGGCACTTACGGATCCACTGCATACGGCGGAATTGGTGGACTGACTCGTGGTTCTTGGAAAGGGTTAATCCTTGATGATGTGTTGTTAGACGCTGACTGCACGGCGCTGTTTGACTTCAACAGCTCAAATTTCCAATCAGCGAACTCAGCTCAGACTGGAATGTACGTATTGGCAAACAATGTTCGGCACTATGGCAATCTGGACTATGTGGTGAAGGCTCCTACCGGAGCAAGTCGTATCGGCCCCTGTCGCCTAGAAGGTATTGAGATTGGATCGACGGCGGCAACATTGGCGGGTCTATTGGATTCCCCCGCGCAGGCGTACACGGGCGCACTGCTTGAGGTAATTGACAGAGACAACGGGTTCGCCAGCACAGGCCTTCGCACGTTCAGCCGTCTGGCTGCAATGGGCAACCTGCTTACATCGGCTGGTGCGCTTGGGCAGAAGTCGCCCGCAGTTGCAAACGGCGTGTGGACTCCTATTGATGGTAGCGGGGCGGGTCTGTCGTTCACAGGCACTTCCGGTGATTGGTTTAGGGTTGGCGAGATGGTGGTCGCGTATGGGACTGCGACCTACCCTACAACGGCAAACGCATCCAGTGCAAAGATAGGTGGCCTGCCATTCACTATTGAAAACTCCGGTCAGAATAGAGCGACTGGCATTGTGACGGTTACGACTAAATCAACAGTGACTCAGTTGTACCCAGAGCAAAACACGACGAATGCACCATTTTTGACTTCCGCTGCTTCTGCGGCTACAAACGCCGACTGTAGCGATGGCATTTTTGCTTTTATGTTCATCTACCGCGCAAAGTCTTAATCCAACTACACCAATACCTCATGTACCCTTTCACATTTTTCGTCAAAGCCCTCCCGCCTCACGTAGGCGGAGAGGCACGTGGGCCAATCATACGCATTGCAGTAAAGTACCGTAACGACGAAGGAATCTACCGTCATGAATTGGTTCACGTCAAGCAATGGGCGGCCATGTCTTTGCTGGCTATTCCAGTTGCGTACATGCTAAATCACTTTGGACGTATAGACCTAGTAAGTTTGGCCGTTATCCCATTGACGTTTCACGCTGTACTGTACAAATTCATATCTAGCTATCGTTTATGGTGCGAAGTCTCAGCGTATAAAGAGCAGGCGCGATTCTATCCTGACGACCGGAAGCCCTTTTTTGCTCAGTTCATTGCTGAATACTACGATCTGAAAATTACGCCCGAGGAAGCACTCAAAGTTTTGAGCCGTAGTTAGAAGCCTCACCGACGCGCGAAGTGACCACGGCCAGGCCCGCGTGAACGGCTGCGTGTCGTGACGCAACAATGACTTCAAGAAATTTGGAGCACCGATGTCTATCCTTGTTGACGCTGGCCGCGTATCAATTGCCGAGTCCATCGCTTTGCGCCCCATCCATCTCGCTTGGGGTAGCGGCGACGGATCATGGGTTACGCCGCCCGCAGAGTCCCTGACTGCCACAGCCCTGCTGACTGAGATCGGTCGACGGGTTGCCACCGAGGTGGCGTTCGTGGTGCCCGACGCCGGTGGCAACATCGTGCTGCCAAACGACGCCGTGTTCAGCCGGTCGGTGACTCCGACAAACCACATTTACATCCGCACGGCCTTCGATTTTGAGGATGGCATCTCCGACGTCATCCGCGAGATCGCGGTGTTCGTGGGTACCGTCACTGTTGGCGGACTGCCGCCGGGGCAGGAGTATTTCGCCCCCGCTCAGGTGACCAACCCGGGCCGCATGCTGTCCCTGGAAAACATCGGGCCAATCTACCGCTCACCGGCCATCCGCGAGAGCTTTGAAGTTGTAATCACTTTCTGAGGATGACTATGGCCACGATGCCGAGCCAGTATTACAGCCGGTTTGATCCGGTGGACAATTACGATGAGCACCTGTTCATTGCTGGCCGGGCGCTTCAGTCCGCCGAGTTGAATGAGGTGCAGAAGACTGCTGCTTACCGCACCAAGGGGCTGGCCGATGCCATCTTCAAGGACGGCGACATCATCCGTGATGCCGTCGTTGTGGTGAATGAGATCACTGGTGCCGTGCAGTGCGCCTCTGGTGCCGTCTACATCCGCGGTTCAGTGCGCGGCGTTCCGCCTGCCACTTTCACCGTGCCCACCACGGGCACGATTGCGATTGGTGTCCGCCTCACCGAGAGCGTGGTCACATCGCTTCAAGACCCCGACCTGCGCGACCCCGCGACCGGGACTCGCAACTACAACTCGCCTGGCGCCGAGCGCCTGCGCGTGGATGCTGCGTGGGGCTGGTCTGGCGACGGCGTGACCACGGGGGAGTTTTACCCCGTCTACGAGGTTTCCAACGGCTTCGCTCAGTCCAAAGAGCCGCCACCCAATCTCGACGGCGTGAACCAGGCACTGGCCCGCTACGACCGCGACAGCGCGGGCGGTAGCTACGTGGTGTCCGGCTTCAACCTGAAGGCCTTGGCAGATGTTGGCGGCAACCAGGTGTACTCGCTGTCTGAGGGCCGAGCGCGCGTGTTTGGCTTCAGTGTAGAAAACCAAACCGGGCGACGCCTGACTCTGGCATCCGACCCAGACCTCAAGCTGATCACCAACGAGCCGCACCTGTCCACGGGCCCCGCTGCGCAGCGCGTCAACTTCGACCGCTCGCCTGGCACGGCTGTTACCGCTGTGTCCATCACCGCCGAGAAGACGGTGACACTCACGCACGGCGTGTTCACTGGTGCTCAGGACCAGCTCCCCGACACGTCGGTACTCCAGATCATGGAGGTGTCTCAGGGCGCCACCATTTACACGGCCACCACCGACTACGTGCTTACCGCTGGCAAGGTTGACTGGACGCCGGCTGGCGCCGAGCCAGCTCCCGGCAGCACGTACTCTGTCACGTACCGTTATATCACGCTGGTGACACCCACCTTGGTGGATGAGACTGGCCTTACGGTCACGGGCGCCGTCACCGGCACCCTGATCCTGTTGACCTACAGCCAGATGCTGCCGCGCTACGACAAGCTGTGCTTGGACCAGTCCGGCGCGATTGTGTGGCTGCACGGCGTGTCGTCAGACACCAACCCCCAATTCCCCACTGTGCCAGGTGACCTGCTGTCGCTTGCCACGGTCTACCAGACTTGGACCTCTGCGCGGCGCGTCATCAATGACGGCGTGCGCGTGGTGCCCATGCCAACGCTGGCCGCGATTGACGGCCGCATGGACCTGCTGGCGCAGCTGATCGCCCAGCAGCGTCTGGAGTCGAGTATTCACACCCGTGAGGGAGGCACCAAGAAGGGGTTGTTTGTTGACCCGTTCCTTGATGACAGCCAGCGCGACGCCGGGACGGTCCAGTCGGCCGCCATCGTCAGCGGCTTGCTCATGCTGCCCATCACTGGCGTGGTGCTGCAGATGTCCGCCGATGTGGCGACACCCGCGACGCTGACGTACAACAACGTGATCACCTTGGAGCAGTCCCTGCGGACTACCTCCATGCAGATCAACCCGTACCTATCCTTTGCCCCGGTGCCCGCACAGGTCACGCTGACGCCGTCAGTGGATCGCTGGACGGTGGTGGAGTCCGACTGGGCGGGTCCGCTTACTCAGCGATTCACTTTCGGGTGGGGCGACCAGTCCGACACGTCATCCAGCACGCGCACCGCGCTGATCAACACGTCGCTGAGCGCAATCGAGACGCTGCGCCAGACTACGGTGTCGTACAGCGTCACCGGCTTCGGTAGCGGCGAGGCGCTCCAGGCGCTGACGTTCGACGGCTTGAGCCTGGCCACCGGCGGCGCTGTTGCCAACGGCAGCGGTGTGGTCACCGGCACGTTTACCGTGCCCAGTGGCGTGCCCTCCGGCAGCAAGCGGGTTGTCTTTACGGGAGCCGGCGGAAGCTCTGGAGGCGCGGTTTATTCTGGACAGGGCACGCTGGAGCGTCAAACCTGGCAAAGCCAGACAACGCTCAACGAGCGCCGCTGGCAGTCACCCCCACCACCTCCAGCCGTTCCTACGGCTTTTGATTTCGGCGGCGGTGATGGCGGCGGAAGCGACCCGCTGGCGCAGACCTTCACGCTGGTTTCTGGGGTTCAGGCGACGGCGGTTGACCTCTGGTTCACGGCCGCGCCAACCACACCGGTTCGGCTTCAAATCCGGGCTACGGATACCGGCCTGCCTAACCAGACAATCATTGCCAACGTGGTAATCCCCAGCGGTTCCATCGTAATTGGCGGCAGCCACACTCGTGTGGCGCTCCCTTCGCCTGTCACTCTGCTTGGCGGCGTCGAGTACGCGCTTGTTGTGCTGTGTGACGACAGCGTTGGCGCCTTGTCTGTGGCCGAGCTGGGCAAGTTTGACAGCAACGCTCAGCGCTGGATCACCAGCCAGCCCTACACCGTGGGTGTGCTGCTGTCTTCAAGCAATGCTAGTACGTGGACCCCGCACCAAGACCGTGACCTGGCGTTCCGCCTGTTGTCGGCGGCCTTTACCCAGACCACCCGCACCGTGGCTCTGGGATCGGCAAACGTCACGGCCGCGACCGACCTGATGCTCATGTCTTACGCAGAGACACCCGCCAGCGCGACTGGTGTGGAGTACCTGTTAACGCTCCCCGATGCGTCCACTGTGACGGTGTCGGATGGTCAGTCAATCCGACTGCCTGCCGCGATCACTGGTTCCGTGGCCGTGTCTGCAAAGATCAACGGCTCTGCGGATTGGTCGGCTGTCCTGTACCCCGGCACGCAGCTTGTTGCTGGCAGTATCGCTGCCACCGGCGACTACGTGACTCGCGCCATCCCTGGTGGCGCCAGCGTGGCCGTGAAGATCATTTACGAAGCCATCATCCCAAGCGGCGCCACTGTGCAGGCCTACTGGAAGGGCATCGACGGCGGCGACGTCTGGGCGGAGATCACCGCACCCACGACCCGCAACGTGGACGATGGCTTTGTTGAGTTTGTGCACTCTGCCACCGGCATCAACGAGACGGCAGTACAGATCAAGCTGGTGCTGTCTGGTGGCACGGCCTTCCGTCCTGTTGTGCGCGACCTGCGGGTGTTTGCACTGTAACCCGGAGCTGTAAATGCCAATAATCAACGACAGAACCACGCACTACAACCTGGCACTGCCAAACCAGAATAACGTCCTGCAGGATGACGTGGCGCGGCTGCGCGAGGCTCTGACGAGCGTGGATGCAGCCCTGAACGCCCAAGACCAGGCGTTGCCGCTTAAGGCTGACTTGGTTGGTGGCAAGGTGCCATCGGCGCAGCTGCCGTCGTTTGTCGACGACGTCCTGGAGGCCGCCAACTTTGCCGCCCTCCCTGTAACCGGCGAGTCCGGCAAGGTTTACATCACGCTGAACGACAACGCCCAGTATCGCTGGGGCGGCTCGGCCTACGTGGAAATCGTCGGCTCGCCCGGTTCAACGGACGAGGTCACCGAGGGCTCGACGAACCTCTACTTCACGACGGCTCGCGCCAAGGCTGCTGTCGGTGCGCTGTTCTCCGATGAGGTCGTGGTGCCGGGCAGTAACGGGCAAACGCTTTTCACGATCACCGGCGGGTACACCGTGGGCAAGATTGATGTGTACCTGAATGGCTCCATGCTTTTCGGCGATGGCGATGACTTCACTGCAAGCAGCGGCGTCTCGGTTGTCTTGACAGTTGGAGCCACGACCACGGACAAGCTGCGCTTTCGGCGCTGGTTGTACTGATTTTGCGCGGTGTTTAACCGCATCACTGGAGTTTTATGAGCTTTGCCAGAAACTTATCACTAATTGCCTCAGTCGCCGGCGGCCTTGCGCCCGCTGGTTCCATTCTCCCGTTCGCTGGGGAGACTGCACCCACTGATTGGTTGTTGTGCGCTGGCCAGACCGTCAGCCGGACCACATACGCCACCCTGTTTGGCGTGATTGGCACGAACTACGGGGTGGGCGATGGCAGCACCACGTTCACTCTGCCAGACATGCGCGGTCGCGTTGTTGGCGGCAAAGACGACATGGGCGGCTCTGGTGCCGGCGTGCTCAACGTCACGCTAACCGGGACCAAGGCGTCCACCAGCTCGGGCGTTATTACCGGGCTGTCTTCGACCTCCGGCCTAGCCGTCGGCATGAAGGCATTTGGCACCGGCATCGGGGCCAGCGCTGTCATCAACAGCATCGACAGCGCCACGCAAGTTACTCTGTCCGTAAACAGCACCAGCACCGGCAGCACGTCGATCCGCTTTGGCGTGGTGGACGGCGCGACCCTGGGCGACAAGAGCGGCAACCATGTGGTGGCCCTTGGCACGAACCACGTTCCAGCGCACAGCCACACCGGTACCGCAGCCAGCGGTGGTGCACACACCCACTCGACTGGTGTGAACTTCACGGGCAACCAGTCCGTCGGATCGATCAAAACGACGGACGTGGCGCAGACTGGTATCACCAACTCTGCGGGCGTCGCCACCGACTCTCAGGGCTCGCACAGCCACTCGTTGACCATCGACAACACCGGTGGTGGGCAGTCGCACACGAACCTGCAGCCCACCATCATCCTGAACTACATCATCAAGGCCTGACGCCCAGTCGTCGTGATGCAAGAATCTGCTTCATGCCCGAATCTAACATCTCAACGCATCACCATGGTTGATCAAACGCCGGACTTCTCAGTCGCCAAATTACTTGCGGGGCTGGCCGGTTCGGTCGTGTCGTTGCGCTTTGTTCAAGGCACTGTCGCCGAACGTATTTTCATGGGTATTGGCGGCGCTTCGCTGAGTTATTACGCAACAACGCCAGCCGCTCAGTGGGTCGGCGTCAAAGACGCTGAGGGCTTAGTGGGCTTCTTGATTGGCCTGTTTGGCATGGCCATCATGGCGAAGATTTACGAGGTGATCCTCGTTACAGACGCCAAGCAAATATCCGCTGACGCCTGGTCTGCATTAAAGCGCAAACTGGGGGCATGATCATGCTATCGCTGCTGCCGTATTTCCTGGTGGCCTCAATCTCGGCGGCCGCAGTCCTCTACCATGGGTTTGAGGACAATCTGGTTCAGCGCATAGGTCTATCCGGAGTGTGTATTGGCGCTGTTCTCAAGATGGCGACGATGTTGCAGTCACCGGGCACAGCCAATGAATCCTGTACGGTACTTGCCTACGGGGTAGCCATCTACGCAGTTGGAACAGTAATTAAGTTCCGCAAATGGAGACGGGGATGAATCGCACAGCACCGGATTGGAATGGAATTTTTATTCAGCTCGGTGTGAAACCGATCAACGCAGCAAAGTGGTCGACGGTCTTTGCAGAGGTCATTCAGCCGGGAACATTCAGCCTCGGCGATGCTGAGATTGACGACTTTCTCGCCCAGGTGCTCCACGAGTCCGCCCGCTTCGATAAGCTGGAGGAGGACTTGTACTACCGCACGCCTGGCCGGCTTATGGCAACGTGGCCGACGCGGTTCAAATCCCTTATCGACGAGGCTCCGTACCTGCGTAACCCCGAGGCGCTGGCTAACCGCGTGTATGGTGGCCGCATGGGTAACGTGAACCCCGGCGACGGCTGGCGGTATCGTGGCTCCGGCCTCATTCAGATCACTGGTGCCGACAACATGCGCGCCGTTCAGGCTGCGACTGGTGTTCAGGTTTTCCACAATCCAGAACTGCTGCGCCAGCCAACGGCGGAAGCCTTGCGTGTCTGCATTGCATGGTGGGAGGGCAACATTCCCGACGCCATCATGGGCAACGGCAAGCTGGTGCGCAGGCGGGTGAACGGCGGCACCATCGGCCTCGCTGACACGCTGGCGCTTGCTGCGCGAGCCGACGAGGCGCTGGGATGATCCCGTTCCAGTCGCACTTGATTGTCGGCGCTGTGGCTGCTGCCGTGGCCTTCGGCTCGGGCTGGACTGCGCAGGGCTGGCGACGAGATTCTGCCGAGCTGGAGCGGATAGAGGATGCCGCCGAGTTGGTGCGTCTGCGCGCCCGCAAGGCCGACACGGCCGCTGCCACGCATGAAGTTTTTAAGGAGCGCGAGCGTGTCGTGTATCAGACTATCACCGAAACGGTGGACCGGATTGTGGAGCGGCCTGTGTACCGCAATATTTGCCTTGACGCTTCAGGGCTGCGCGTCCTTTCGGACGCCATCCACGGCGGTGCCGGCGATACCGGCAAACCTGCGACAGCCGTGCCCTGATCTGAGCGACCCCGTGGACGGGACCGCTGGTTCTGTGCTGCGCTGGGGCGTGAATACGGCGCGGATGTACCGCGAGTGCCAAGACCGCCACCGGCAGGCGGTGGATGCCGTCAGCGCGCCAGCCGGGCGGTGACGATTTCGCGGGCGGACTGGCAGGATGTGCACAGCCGCCAGCCATTGGCGCGGCGCACGGGGTGCACGACTCCGTCGCACTGGTAGCATTCCTTTGGCCCGTACCCCGGGTCGCCTGGTGCGTATGTAGGAAGCTGCGGCCGAGGCGCGTTTCTCGCCTCCCATTCCTTGGCTTCGTATTCTTGCGCTTTGTCTTCCAAACTCATTTTTTTCTCAATGTAACAACGGCCCCGGATTGGAGCCGTTGTTATTGTCACGTCACGCCTGCGTCGCCCACGCCTTGGTAATCACTTCGCTGATCTTGGCCGCTGTAGCGGCCGCGTCGCCGGTCATGCCGTGCAGGTATCGCTCGGTGGTGCTGAGCTGGCTGTGGCCGAGCATGGTGGCCACCTGCTTCTGGCTGGCTCCTGCCATGTGTGCCAGTGACCCGGCGCTGTGCCGCAGGTCGTGGAGGCGCAGTTCAACGGGCAGGCCTGCGGCTTCCTTCACGGCTTTCCAGACTTTGTACGGGGTCTGGAGTGGCTTGCCGACGCGCCGCCCGGGGATGAGCCATTCGCCGCCGTTGGCGATGAGCGCCTTGGCGATCTGGATGGCCGCTGGTGACATGGCAATCTTGCGCTGGCCGACCTTGGAGTCGGGCAGCAGCAGGAGGCCGCGTTCCAAGTCGATCCACTCGCAGCGTGCCAGCATGACTTCGCTCTTTCGGCAGCCGGTGAGCATCAGCAGGCGGATGAAGGAGGCAAACTCGGGGCGCAGGGTTCCGCCGCCCACCATGTCGGTCATGGCCTTGTCGAGCACGCCTATTTCGGTGTGGCTGAGGATCAGCTCTTTCTCGGCGATCTTGTACTTTTTGACGCGACGGCATGGGTTGCTGTTGGTGTCGCGCCATCCCCAGTCTTCCGCGAGGTTGAAGGACTTGCTGAGCAGGGCCACGACCTGATTGGCGGCTGCTGGCTTGTCGGTCATCTTGCCCATGAGCCCCAGCACGTCGGCCTTGGTGATGGCGCGCACTTTCTTGCTGCCCATGGCGGGCAGGATGTGGAGGCGCCAGTTGTTGGCGTCGCTGCGCACGCTGGCGTCTTTCTTGAAGGGCTCGGCGTGCTCTTTCATGTAGCGCTCGGACAGCTCGGTCACCGTGGGGGCGGCTTTGGCTTCGCGCTGCTCCTGCTTGGGGTCTTTGCCTTCGGCTACGGCGGCGAAGACCTTGCGCGCCAGGTCGCGGGCTTTGTCCGGCGGCATGTCGCAGGTGCGGGCGATCTTCTGCTTGCGCTGGGTGCCGTCCTGGGTGCGGTAGCGGGCGATGTAGGTTTTGTTGCCGCTGGGCTGGCAGCGCACTCCAAAGCCGGGGAGTTCGGAGCACCAGACCCACAGTTCGGTGGCGGTTGGCTTGAGGTTGTCGACGGTGGTTTTGGTGAGTTTTGGCATGTTGTCCTCTTGCGCCCTTTTTTCCCGGCTCGCGCCGCGCTCCAGAATTTGGGGCGCTAGTAGGGCGCAAAACGCCGGGATATGCGGGGAATGTATGGGTGATTGCGTGATAAGTGGATTCGAGTAATCGGTTGAAATCGCGTGCTTTTTGGCATCTCCGTGTATTTGCGGGATGCTTGATTCTCGCCACTCTTAAACACTAAGTCCAGCAAAATTTTTGCTTGAGATTGCTGGGTTTTTTGGTTGCGGTCGACTGTTAAGGGCGCTAATAGGGCGCAGGGCTTCGGCCCTGGTAGGAGTGAAGTTGGGCGCTTAGCTCAGTTGGCAGAGCAGCTGACTCTGGACGTATTAGGAGCCCGCTCGGGAAACCGGTCGGTGAACAGGTGTCAAAGTCGGGGAACCCTCACAGTTCGGCTGGTGGCAATCCCGAGCCAAGCCCCGCAAGGGGAAGGTGTAGAGACTAGACGGCACCCGCCTACAGCCTTCGGGCCATGGCGAAGGGATAGTCCAGACTGCAAACCCTTCGGGGGCGGTGGAAACCGTGGCGGTACGTAATCAGCGGGTCGTAGGTTCGAGCCCTACAGCGCCCACCAACTTCACTCCCGGGGCCCCACCACCCCCCGCCACGGCAGGTTCTGGTAGCTGGCGTCGTTGATGTTGTCCGACAGCACGCGCTGCCCGGTGAGCGGGTGCATGTACCAGTACGGCTCGCCCTGGACGTACCACACGCCCGGGTACAGGATGCTTCGCCGGTCGCGCACCGGCTCCCAGAGGTCGAGGCTGATTCGCTGGTCTTCCCGGTTCTGGTACGGCACCCGGCGGTGGTCGCGCTCGTACCAGCCGCGCCTGGCTGGCACCTGATCCGGCCGGTACCAATCGGTGCGCTTCACGCCCACCCCGCCACCAGCCTGACGGCGTACTTCACGCGCTCCCACAGCGACTCGCTGCGAATGTCTGGCGGTGGCTCGCCCGTTTTCGGCATGGGTGACCAAGCCAGGAAATATTGGCCCACGTCTCCGTACCAGCTGCCGGTGACGCAGATGCCGCCGACGGTCAGCAGGAGCACCTTGGAGCTGCGGTGTGGGCACTTCTCGTGGCGCCAGTAGACCTGGCCGGGTTTTGCGGCGATGTAGGTTTTGTCTTGGTGGGTCACATGATCACCGTCACCCTTTCCGCCGCCCGGGTCACGGCGGTATACAAATGCTTCGCGGCGTCATCCCTGAAGATGCTGGACTCGTCGTACACGAGTACGTTGTCCCATTGTGAACCTTGCGATTTGTGCACCGTCAGCGCGTAGCCATACGTGAACTCGTCCGCCCGCTTGCGCTCGCGCCAGTCCATGTCCTTTTCGGTACCCAGAAAGAACTGATCGGGCACCTCAATATCCACCGGTATGGTACCGGGCTCATCCACCGACGACACCAGCATGTCGGTGCGGCCTGGTCGCCGGACCACCTTGTCCACGTCCCATAGTCCGCCGTTGAACAGGCCCTTGATGCGGTTGTTCTTCAGGCACACCAGCCGGTCGCCCACCACCGGCATCTGTGGCGCCGGGCTGCCGATGCGCCCACCCAGCTCGCGGATGCGGTTGTTGAAGGTTTGGCGCGTCTTGTTCATTCCGCACAGCAGCTGGTCTGCGGCCATCACCATGTCCCGCAGTTGATCGCGGTCGATTTCCGCGCGCAGGATGACCTGACTGGTGCCGTAGGCTCCTGGAGCCAGCCCGCGGCCCTCGCGCACATCCATGCTCATACGAATAATCGGATTCTCCGCTGCCTGGCGGTGTACCTCGGTGAGCATCACGTCGGGCTGCGCGTTGATAAAGAACCCCTCTCCCTTGACCGGCGGGAGCTGGGCTGGGTCGCCGAGCACCAGCACCTTGGAGCCAAAGGAGAGCAGGTCGCGGGCGAGGTCTTCGCCGACCATCGACACCTCGTCCACCACCACCAGCCCGGCCGTGGCCACTGGGCTGTCAGGGTTCAGCTTAAACTCCATGTGCCCGGTGACGGGGTCTTCCTCTGGCTTGTAGATGGCGCTGTGGATGGTGCTGGCGCCGACGCAGCCTTTCTTGCGCAACACCAGCGCAGCCTTGCCAGTGAAGGCCATGTACAGCACCTCACCGTCTACATCCTCAGCCATGTGCTTTGCGAGGGTTGTCTTGCCCGATCCGGCGTAACCGAACAGGCGGAAAATTTGGGGGCTGCGCTTGTCAGCGAGCCAATCTTTGACCGCCTTGATGGCTTGGTCTTGCTGGGGACTCCAACTCATACACCTCCCGAGAATGAACCGGGGCCCGAAGGCCCCGTTTTTTTATTGAACTGCGTCCTTGAGGGATGACGCGACTTTGAACTTCACCCCGGTCGACGCCTTGATGGTGATGCTCTTGCCGGTCCTCACGTTGCGCCCTGGGCGCTCGGCGCGCATCGTGGTGCTGAACTTTCCGATGCCGGGGAGGATCATCTCCTGCCCCGCTGCCAGCTGTTCACCGGTGATCGTAGCCAGCGCTTCGAGGCACTCGTTCGCCTTGACGTTGGTGATGCCTGCTTTTTCCGCGATGGCCTTGGCCAGTTCTGACTTTTTCATGCTTTGTTACCTCTTGAGTATTCGCTGGTGGATTTCACTGTGTTGCGCTGTTCCCACTCCACCAGCTTCTCTGATGGGTACAGTACGCGTCCTCCAATTTTCGAATAAGGCGGGCCGGAGCCTAGGTTTCGCCAGTTGGCCAGCGTTCTAATGCTGATCTTGCCTTCGTAGCGATTTGAGACTTCCTGCGCGCTCAAAAACCGTGCCGTGGTCATTAGAAAACATCGCCCCCGTTATCGTCTTCAGGTTGCTCCTGTACCGGCGCGGGTGGTGGATTCTCTTTCACGGGATTGCTCGGTTTTGTCACTGGCTTGCTTTCTTGTTGCACTGCGGCAGGGGTTGGCTCTGGTGCGGGCTTCGCGGCGGCTGCCTTGCGTGGCGCGGCTGCTGCCGTGGCTTTGATGGCCTCGGCGGTGTTGGCCACAGCATCGGCGGCTTCCTGTGCGCCGAAGTAGTCCGATGCGGGCTCGCCTTCGCGCAGAGCGTTGAAGATGCCCATCATCTCGACCAGCTCGTCCAGCAGCATCGCGTCCAGCTTGTGCCCCAGACGCTTTTCCAAGTGCTCGGTGGTCACGCCGTACTTGGCGAAGGCCTGAGTCATCTTGCGGACGCGGACTTCTAGCGGCTCGTCATTGGTGCCGGCCAGTGTCTTCTTGCACTCCTGCACCGCGTCTTCGACCAGCCACTTGGGCATCATGGCGAGGATGAGCCCGCGCACCTGCTTGCTGGCGACGTTGCTGATCTTCATGTCGATATCGGCTTGGTCACGCAGCGTCTTTGGGCCATCGCGGGTGTCGCGGACGTGCATGATCGTCAGCTGGCGCTTGTTGTAGTTGTTTTTCTCCATGTCCCATGCGAACACCTCGACCTCGGACTTCTTGCCGTCGCGACTCAGTTCGCGATGTCCATATTGAAAGTTCCCGACGACGCGGGCCACTTCCTCAGCCATGCGGATGCTGGGGCCAGTGACGGTTCCGCCGCCTTGGGGCTTGGAGTAGAAGGCGACGGCAGCGAACGCGTGCGACTTGCAGGCGGTCATCAGCTCGGAGTGAGCGGCGGTCAGGTCGCGAGGGAATCGCTTAGCCAGCGTGAGCTGACCCTGGGCTTCCGCGACTGCGCGTTCCTGCTCTACGCTGACGGCACCGGCGTTGACGCTGGCGGCGAGTGAGCGTCCCTGCGCAAATGGCGCGGGCATGTGTGATTGTGTGACAAGTTCTTGACTCATGGTTTCTTTCGTAGTTGCGGGAGTGTGATCAGGCGTGGGCGCGGTGTAGGCGCGGTGGTTATTGCTAGCCCTGCAGGTGAATGCGGGTCCCCACCCCCATCGTGGCCGGTGAACCTTTGAGGCAGTTGGCGATAGCCGTGATCGCATCGGCGTTAGCTTTGGCTGCTGCAGCCAGTGCTTCGACTGCGTAGCGTGTGTGCTCGTTGGCGGCGCTCGTGTTCACGAAGCTGCAATGTTGGATCACCGTGCCTGGTTCGCTTGCGGGCGCTGTGGTTGACGTGGGTTTTGCGCTTTCGGGCGCTTTGGTTGATTTGGGTTTCATGGTTTCTCCGGGTTGAAGCCCCCGAGGGGGGTGGTTATGACGCACTAATTTTAACGCAAATTCACGCAATTACTTAGTTTCTACCGCAAATTCTTTTCCAGTCACCCGTGTGATGAAGACTTGGATGCCGCTTTCGTCGGCGTTGCGCTCCAGTTCTTTCAGGTGTTCTTCGTCCAGCAGCTCGCAGCCGTCGAGGCACACCGCTTTCAATTCGCCTGCGCGCAGCTTGGCGATCTCGAAGGCGATGCCGACGCGCTGTGCGGTGTTCAGCCGGTCGAATGGCACGCCTTTGCGGTAGACCTCGCCGTCCACTACCTCCAAGTCGGGGATGGGCAGGTTGGCCAGCAGCTCGGCCTTGTAGGCATCGATGTCGTCTAGCGCCTTGGTCTGGCGCGCGGCGTCGGCCTGCAGGTCGGCCAGCTCGGTGCTCATCATGGTGATGGTGTCGGCGGTGGCTTTTCGTTTCGCTGCCGCGTCGCGGTTGGCTGCGATGGCCGCCACGGCGGCTTGCAGCGGCTGGGCGGTAGCTGTGGCCGTGTCGGTTGCCTTCTGGCGCACGCGGGCAGCCTTGGCTTCAATGTCGGCCAGCGATGCGCGCTCGGCTTCGATGGCGGTGGACAGTTCGGCTTGGATGGCGTCGATCTGGGCGCGGGCGTCGTCCTTGAGTTTTTGCAGGCGTGCGGCGCTCTCGGCACGCACACCGGTCAGCTTCGCGTCGATCCGATGGTGCTCGACGTGCATCATGTCCTTGGCTGCCTGCACCTGAGCTCGCAGGCTGTCTTCGTCACCCTCGACGCCACCCGGCGCGTCGGGCATGGCGATGCGCAGCTGGTTGATCGTCGCGTCTTTTTCCTTCACCGCCCGGTTGGTACCAGTGCGGTCCTCGTAGACCTGCTGGCGCACGTGATCGATGATGGCCAGCGCGTGGGCGCCGGCGGTGGGCGTGACGGGCAGGCCGGAGACTTGGGACAGCCTGGCGGCGTCCAGCTCGATGGGCATGCTCTCCAGCAGCACCTGCACGCGGTCCTTGGGGCGCGCTGTCAGGAACTCAACCGGGTTCACGCTCAGCGCGTCGGTCAGCGCTTTGATGGCGTCGCCCGGCTTCGTGACCTTCTTTCCGTCGCGCACCACGTCGCGGGTCGTGCGGCTGGCCGTGACGCGCTGCTGGATTTCGGTGCCGTCGTCCAGAATCAGGACAACCTCGCCTTTGTCGGCTCCCTTGCGCAGCAGGGTTCCATCGTGGCCTTGCCCTGTTGCGGCTTTGATGGCTTCGAGCACGCTGGTCTTGCCCTGGCCGTTGGGCCCGGTGATCTGCGTGAAGCCCTCGGGGCTGAATTCGAGGTGGTCAATGCCGAGGATGTTCTGGATTTTTATGTGCGAGATTTTCATGGTGGTTCAGTTTGTGAGTGGAAGAATTACAGCTTGCTCCAGCCCGGCAGGGCCAGCGGCATCGGAGTGGCTCCATAATCTGGCCAGTCGCCCGACCGGCGGTGTTCGACAATCCGCAGGAAGTCGCGGCGCGCCGCGATCTCAGCCCGGGCCAGCGTGTCGGGCTCCATGAAGTAAATGCCAACCGCGTAGGGTGGCTTCTTCTCGACCGCGAGGAACACCCACGTCTGCGGGTGCTCACCGAATGCGGCATCCAGCACGCCGTTGTACCAGGCGGTCTGGATCGGGTACCTGAAGTTCGCCGCCGACTTGCCGAACCCGTTGGGGCTGGCGTCTTCGGTGGTTTTCAGGTCGACAATCATCGCGCCGCTGTCGTGCATGTAGTCGGTGCGGCACTTGATGAGCTCGCCGGTTTCCTTGTCCACCGCGTAGAACGATTGCTCGGCGCGCCCGCCTTGGAGCAACCCCGCAGCAACCGGGTGCATGTGCACGGCATCGCGGATGGCTAGGCAGGTGGCGAAGTCTTCGGGGGCGAGGACGATCCGCCCCTTGTTCGCCTGCTGGAAGGCTTCGTATTCGGCCTTGCCCACCTTGGTGCGGCGGTCGAAGTCCGGCGACTCGATCACCTCTTTGGTGAAGAGGTCGGGCTCCAATACTGCGGAGTGCACCGCCGTGCCCATGATCATGGCCGCTGTGGGCTCTTGGCGCTCGCGGTCGGGATTGATGTACTTGTGCCAGTAGTGCTTGGGGCTCGCGTTGGCGATGGCGTCGAGGTGGCTCTTACTGATGCCTGGTCCTCGGTGGTACTCGTCGTTCGCGCACTCTACCAGTCCAACGGGATGTGGCTGAAGGACTCCATCCTCGTCCGGGTAGAGATGCTGTGCTGCTTGTGTCATGAATCACCTTTCTCAAAAATTTTGAAACAATCTGTCAGTAGTCCGCAATGTAAAAACCCTGTAATTACCGGGATTTCCCGCTGCGTCACGGCTTTATTGTAAAACATTTTTGCGGGATGCAGCGTTTTTAATGTAAACTGCGTCATCTTTTTTAGGAGTAACCATGTCTACTTTCGCCGCAGAGCTGCAAAGCCGCCTGCAATCTATCGAGTCCCGCGCTAAAGCTGTGGGGAGCAATTTCACGCAAGTCTGCAAGAAGACCGGCATCGCCCGCGCCACGGTCGAGCGCTGGCGCTATCGCGCGCCCCAGTCTGTCAGCAAGGTTGACGAGCTGGAGGCCGAGGTGGCGCGCTTGGAGGCCGAGAAGGCTGCGGCCGTTGCGGGTGCCTGATGAGTGGCGGCAGGTGGCCAACTCAAACCGAGCGAATCTGCTCGGGGTGCGCGACCGTCAAGCAGGCTGTGGATTTCTATAAGACGCCGTCCGGTCGTCTCAGGTCTTACTGCAAAGACTGCTACTCCAAGCACAACGCCCGCATGCGCGTAGAGCATCAGGAAAAGCGCAACGCTTATGACAGAGCGAGAGGTACTGGGTGGGATCGAAGTGGACGCGAAAAATGGGAATTAACGGATTTAGAGCGTTGGGCCAAACATCTGAAGAACACTTATGGCATCACGCCTCAGCAGTTCGATGAAATGCTATCGGCCCAGGGCGGCGTTTGCGCCATCTGCAAAGGCGAGTGCAACCGATCCAGCTCTGAACGCCTGTGCGTCGATCATGACCACAAGACTGGATGCGTGCGCGGATTGCTTTGCTTCAAATGCAATGTTGGTCTTGGCCGCTTCAATGACGACCCTGCGATTATTCGATGTGCAGCCGATTACCTTGAAAAAAGCAAACAATGAAAAGAGTTTATATTGCCGGAGCCATGTCTGGGCTCCCAGACTTCAACTACCCGGCTTTCCACAAGGCCGCAGCGCTGCTGCGGGCAAATGGTTTGCACGTCGAGAACCCCGCCGAGAATCCGGTACCGGACTGCGGCACATGGGCGGCGTACATGCGTATGGCCTTGGCTCAGCTCGTCACCTGCGACACCATCGCTTTGCTGCCGGGCTGGACTGCCTCGCGCGGTGCACGACTGGAGCACAAGGTGGCCGTCGAGCTGGGGATGCGTGTCGTCGTCCTTGATGAGGCTGAGCAGCCGTCCTGATCTTCCACTCTTATTGAACGCGGACTTTTCCTGATGCCGCGATTTACTTCATGAACGATTTTCACCAACCCGGGCGACTGGCTGCAGCCCTTAATGCAGCCGCTCCGGTACCTGCGCCGGTGGCTCGGGCTGCCGCGCCTGCACCGACTGTGAGCCTGCGCGATTACCAGCACGACTTCGTGGATCAAGTCCGCATCGAGTACCGCAACGGGCACAAGGCCGTGCTGCTGGTGGCAGCAACTGGTGCCGGCAAATGCCTCGCCCGTGGCACGCCAGTCCTGATGTTTGACGGCACCGTTCGCCCCGTTGAGGACGTGGCCGTCGGCGACTTGCTCATGGGGCCGGACAGCGCTCCACGCCGCGTGGAGTCCCTAGCCCGCGGGCGGGAAGCGATGTATCGCGTGACGCCGACCAAGGGCGACCCATACGTGGTCAATGAGAGCCACATCCTCAGCCTGAAAATGACCGGGATGAATGGAAAGCGCCTGACCGCGCCAGACGGCTCTATGGTCAAGACCGGCGATGTTCTCAATATTGATGTTCGCCAGTACATGGGGGCATCAAAGACTTTCAAGCATTGCGCGAAGGGTTGGCGCGCCGCAGTTGACTTCCCTCCGTGTGGGGTTCCTCTGCCGCTTCCTGCGTACGTCCTTGGGGCATGGCTTGGTGATGGGTCAGCTGGGAAGCTGGACTTCACGAGCGGCGACCAAGAGATCATTGATGACCTTGCCCTGTACGCCGAATGCGTCGGCATGCGTGTGTCGCTGTCTCCAAACTCAGAAAACTCCGTGACCGCACGCTTGAACAGTGACGGCGACAAGTATGGCCGTGGCGGCTCTCCGTTTGGCAACGCGCTGCGGGCTATTGGCGTGTTTAAGGACAAGCATGTTCCTCACGCCTACAAGACTGCACCAGCGAACGTGAGGCTTGAGCTTCTTGCCGGGATCATCGACACCGACGGCCACTACGACGGCAAGGGCTTTCAGCTGACGCTGAAGTCAGAAGTATTGCTCGATGATTTCATCTTTGTTGCTCGATCTCTTGGTTTCGCTTGCTATAAGCGCTCGGTGCAGAAAACGGCCACCACGACTGGAGCTGTCGGCACCTACTGGTCATGCAATATCAGCGGCGACGTGGACCGAGTTCCTTGCAGGCTGATGAGAAAGCAGGCCAAGCCGCGCCAGATCAAAAAAGACCCCCTTGTCACCGGCATCACAGTGGCCCCGGTTGGCGTGGACGATTACTTCGGATTCGAGATTTCGGGCCCGGATCGACTGTTCCTGCTGGGTGACTTCACCGTCACCCACAACACCGTCGTTTTCTCCTACATCGCCAAGTCGGCGGCCGCGAAAGGCTCCCGTGTGCTCATCCTGGCGCACCGCGACCAGCTCATCAAACAGGCCAGCCGCAAGCTGGACGACAACGGCGTGCAGCACGGCATCATCATGGCCGGGTTCACGCCCAACGCCCGCCGACTGGTGCAGGTGGCCAGCGTGCAGACGCTGGTGCGCCGCATCGAGAAAATGAAGGCGGTGGGCGTGGGCTTCGACCTCATCGTCATCGATGAGTGCCACCTCAGCGCTGCCAAGTCGTACATGGACGTGCTCGCGGCGTGGCCAGAGGCTCGCGTGCTGGGTGTGACGGGTTCCCCGGTGCGATTGGACGGCAAGGGTCTGGGGCGCCATGCCGGTGGCAGCTTCGACACCATGGTGCAAGGTATCAGCATCAAGGAGTTGATCGACCAAGGTTACCTCGTCAAACCCGCCGTGTTCGCCTCGAAGCAGCAGATTGACTTGTCTGGCGTGAAGAAGATCGGCGGCGACTACGACGCCGACGCCATGGCCGAGGTGATGGACAAGCCCGTCATCACCGGCAGCGCCATCGCCGAATACAACAAAATCTGCCCCGGTGTTCCTGCCGTGGCGTGGTGCACCAACGTGGCTCACGCCCGACACGTGGCCGACGAGTTCAACGCCGCCGGTATCCCTGCCATGGCGCTGTCCGGTGAAAACACCAGCGAGGAACGCGACCGGGCTTTGAAGATGCTGTCTGATGGCCGCCTGAAGCTGATCACCTTCGCCATGCTCTTGGTCGAGGGCGTGGACTGCCCGGCCATCGGTGCCGTCATCCTGCTTCGGCTGACCATGAGCCTGTCGTCCTACCTGCAGACCATCGGGCGCGGCCTGCGCCCCATCTTCGCGCCCGGAATGCCGCTGGACACCAAGGAGCAGCGCTTCGCGGCCATCGATGCCGGCCCCAAGGGGCGCAAGTGCTTTGTGATCGACCACTGCGGGCTCTGGCAGAAGCACGGCTTTGCCGACGCCGAGCGCGAGTGGGACTTGGACGGCATCAAGAAGAAGAAGGGCAAGAAGAAGGACGACGAGCCCAAGATCGACCTTACGCAGTGCCCCCAGTGCTACTCGGTCTTCGACCCCAAGGACCGGCCCGCTGGCCAGGAGCACGTCTGCCCCAATTGCGGGCACGCCATCCCCGGTCGCATCCGCAAGGGCCCTGAGCACGTGGACGGCGAGCTGGCCGAGATCACCCCGGAAATGGAGGCGGCTTTGAAGAACCAGAAGCGGTTTGAGGTGGCAGGAGCGAAGACGTTGGAAGAGCTGGAGAAGATCGCGGCTCAGCGTGGATACTCCAGGGGGTGGGCTGCTCATTTGTGGAACGCGCGCCAGCGCAAGAATTCAGGCAAATCACGGGCCTTCTAACCGTGAGTTATAGAAAGGGTATTCTTTATGGCTGATTTGAATATGGTTGTGGTCATTGGCCGCCTCGGGCGCGACCCAGAGGTGCGCTACATGCCAAACGGCGACGCGGCGGTGAACATCTCGCTGGCGGTTGGCAAGAAGTGGAAAGACAAAAACTCAGGCGAGATGAAGGAGCAGACCACATGGGTGCCGTTCTCGTTCTTTGGCAAGACTGCCGAGCTGATTGGTCAGTACGCCAAGAAGGGCTCGCAGATGCGTGCCAACGGCGAGTTTTCGGTGCGCAAGTACACCGACAAGGACGGCGCCGAGAAGACCATCACCGAGGTGCGCGGGCAGGACTTCCAGCTGCTGGGGGCGCGGCCTGATGGTGCTGGCGCGCCGGCTGCTCCGGCTCAGCGTCAGCAGGCACCGCAGCAGCGTCAGGCTCCTGCTCCGTCAGGCGGCGGATTCGGGGCAATGGACGACGACATACCGTTCGCCCCTTGCCGCATCTGGTGGTGATCGCCATGACTGCATCTGAAACCCAAGTGGGTGGAACCCACTACAAAGACATGGGCGACTTCCAACCATGGGACGTCCTGAAGCACTGGCTCACGCCAGAAGAGTATCGCGGCTACCAGAAGGGTGTCGCCATCGCCTACTTGGCGCGCGAGCGGGCCAAAGGTGGCGACCAAGACATCAAGAAGGCCGCGCATCACCTGCAAAAGCTGATCGAGGTGCTGGCGGATGCCGACGCCGTAGCTACCCCACCCCCGCCCGAGCACGCCCCGGCAAGCGTGATGCCCCGCTAATGGCCGCCGAGTCCACCGTCATGCGCCAGGTCTGGCTGGCCCTCGGGCCGGTCAGTCGCCTGTTCCGCATCAACACCGGCAAAGCATGGGTGTGCCACGGGGAGGCCCGGCGGCTCCCTGATGGCTCCATGGTCCTGCCGCCTGGCAGTCGCCCCGTGGCGCTCGGTTTCTCGCTCCCCAACGGCGACCCCGTGGTGGGCACGCCCGACCTGTGCGGCTGGACCCCTGTGGTCATCACGCCGGAAATGGTCGGGCGCACCGTGCCTGTGTTCACCGGCATTGAAACCAAGGCCAGCGGAGGCGGTCGCAAGCGCGACGCGCAGATCAACTTCGTGCAGCAGATGCACCGCGCTGGTGGAATTGCTGGGTTTGCCAGCTCGCCGGAGCAGGCGTCTGAAATTATTGCAGCATGGCGGCGCGGAAGTAGCCCCGATCCGCTGTAAGATGCTGGCTTCACACAAATTACCGGCTTCACGTCAGCGACTCGGTCGCCGTGCAGCCACAATTGTTTTGGGCTACGCCGGTTAGCTACCGGTTGAAAAGGCGCGCATGGTCCTCCCCCCGTGCGCGCCGCCCACCTTTATTTTTCGGGGAGGATTCCGTGGGGAGTGCGGTTTTGAATACAACATCAGTCACCAGGGGCGTCTATGCATGACGCCACAAGTATTGAGCGCGTTCGATCAGCGCTTAGTTATCTCAATCCGGCCAGCCGTGAAGTTTGGGTGCGCGCAGCCACCTGCATCAAGAGCGAGTTTCCTGACAGCGACGGCTTTGAAATCTGGGACCAGTGGGGGTCGCAGTGCGACACCTACAGCGCTGGCGCGGCCAAGTCCGTTTGGAGGTCGATCAAGTCTGCGGGCAAGCTGACCATTGCCAGCCTGTTCTTTGACGCTAAAGCGTCGGGCTGGGTGGATGCTGGTACCAACAAGAAGCGGTCCAAGGCAGAAATTGACGCCGACCGTGCTCGTGCTGCCGAGCGTGCGGCACAGGCTGCAGCCGAAGATGCAGCGATTCACGCAGAGCGCGCGGTTCGCGCCAAGCAAATTTGGGACGCAGCGACTCCGTGCGACACCCATCCGTATCTCGTCCGCAAGGGTGTTGCCTCGTATGGCCTGCGCATCGGTCCATGGGAGCGCGTTGACCCGGATACCGGCGAGATGTTCGTCGTCACCACCCAATCACTGCTGATCCCCATCAAGGACAACAAGGGCCAGCTCTGGAGCCTTCAAGGCATCGACCCGGAAGAAGGCGGCAAGAAGCGCTACTTCAAAGACGCGGCCAAGGCTGGCAACTTCTTCGCCATCGGCAAACCACAGCAGCACGAAGGCCGCGTGGTCTACGTGCTCGGCGAAGGCTACGCCACGTGCGCCAGCGTGCACGCTGCGACCGGCCACTTGGTGCTGGTGTGCTTCGACACTTCCAATCTGTTGCGTGTGGCTGAGCGTGTTCGCACATCAAAGCCTGACGCCATCATCTTGTTCGCCGCCGACAACGACACCGGGACACCCGGCAATCCTGGCGTGACAGCTGCGCGCAAGGCTGCCGATGCCGTCGGTGGCTTGGTGGCTGTGCCGCCGTCTGGCGACTTCAACGACCTGCACCTTGCCGAGGGCTTGGATGCCGTGGCCAGCGTCATTGGCGCTGCCTTGGCGCCTGTGCCTGTGCCGCCGGATGATGATGTGCTGCCGTGGGATGGTGGATCGAACGAGACGCTGCTCACAAGTGACGAACCGGCGCAGCCGGCCAGGGCTACACCGGAGATCGACGCAAGTCTGGATGCCGTTGATACTGCTGCGCACTTCGCAATTCTGGGCTACGACCGTGGCATTTTCTTCGTGTTCATCCACGAGCAGCGCCAGATATCTCACTTCTCGCCCAGCGAGTTGTCGGAGGCGAACCTGCTGATGATGGCCCCGCTGGAATGGTGGGAGATGAACTTCATGGGCGACAAGGGCGGGATGTCGCGCAAGCGCATCTTGAACTGGTTTTTCCGGGTTGCAGCAACGAAGGGTATCTACAACATCGCGCGTGTTCGCGGTCGCGGCGCGTGGGATGACGATGGCCGTGTTGTCTACCACCAAGGCTCAATGCTGTACGTCGATGGCGTGGCCACGGACGTCACCAAGATTCGGTCGCGGTACGTCTATGAGATGGCAAAGACCGACGGGGCGCCATCCGATGTGGCGATGTCCGATGCCGAGGGCTTGGAGCTGCTGAATACGGCAAAGCTGTTTCGGTGGACGAAGCCTGGGGCTGCCGCGCTTCTGGCGGGTTGGACGTTCTTGGCCCCTCTGTGTGGCGCCATCAAGTGGCGGCCGCACATCTGGCTCACTGGTGGCGCCGGCTCAGGGAAGTCCACCATTCTGAATGAATTTGTTGCCGCCTGCGTCGGCGACACCAAGGTGTTTGCCCAAGGTAACTCGACAGAGGCGGGCATTCGCCAGAAGCTGAAAGCCGACGCAATCCCGGTACTGTTCGATGAGACTGAGCAGAATGACGATGCAGAAAAGCGGCGCATGGCACCGATCTTGGCGTTGATCCGTCAGGCCTCCACCGAGTCCGTTGCTCAAACCCTGAAGGGCACCATCAGCGGCGACAGCATGAACTTCCATATTCGCTCGATGTTCTGTCTTTCCTCCATCCAGGCTGGGCTCGAAAACAAGGCCGACCAAGACCGGCTCACAAAGCTGGCGCTGATGAAGGTGCAGGACGAGGAATCCGGGGCGTCTGGAACGTGGGCCAAGATCAAGGAGGCTCTTTACAAAATCGGGCGCGACAAGGACTTGCCCGGTCGGATGCTGCGCCGTGGGATCGACATGCTTCCCGCGCTCCAGATGAACATCACTGTTTTCGTGGAGGCTGCCGCCAAGCACTTCAAGACGCAGCGCATGGGGGATCAGTACGGCACCATGCTTGCGGGTGCGTGGTGCCTGGTGCGCGGAGACGTGGCGACGCACGCCCAGGCGCTGGAAATGATCGCGTCCTACGACTGGTCGGAATTCACCGAGGCTGGAGAGGTTGACGACCCCGAGAAGGCCCTGCGCGCCATCCTGGAGGCAAAGGTGATGCACAAGGGTGAGTCTATGTCGGTGGGCTCCGTGATCGCCGTTGCTGGTGGCGAGACGGTGGACGGCCTGGTGCTGGATGACAAGCTGGCTTTGCGCATCCTGCGCGATCACGGGATGAACATCTCGGGGGACTTCTTGGTGTTCCAGAACAGCAGCACGGCGCTTCGCAAGTTGGTGGCTGGCACCCAATTTGAGAATGACGTGCGCGGCCAGCTGCTGAGGATCAAAGGTGCCAAGCGGTTCGAGGCCAAGCGGTTTGCCCCCGGTGTTGTGGCTCGGTGTGTTGGCATCCCCATGGCGATGCTCCGCGACGACGAGCTCCCGATCTGACCATTGGGCTCACGCCCATTGAAAAAACCGCCTACGGGCGGCTGTTTTGTTTGTGGCGGGTGTCACCCCGTTATGCGGTGATGTCCTTCTCTGCGGCGGTGGATATGGCCTCTGGTTTGGGTGGCTCCTCCAATTCCAGCCAGCACTCCAAAAAGTCAGCCTCATCACCTGCCCCGTAGTAGGTCTGGAGCACGTGCCCGCTGGCCGCCCGGCAGCGCCAGACGTTCTCCAGCTCCGCGCCAGCTTTCTCGTCGTGCATGAACACCGTGATGACCTCTTTCCCTTGGTTTGGCCCTTTGCCCTCGCCGTTGAAGGCCATGCGGCCGCCGATGACGCGGCAGCGTTGGCCTGGGCGGTTAGGCGGGTTCATTGTGCTGCCCTCGACGTTATCCAAAGCAAAACGCCGCCACCGACGCCCAGGACGCCGGCGATGGCGACGCCCATCAGGACTACCGCTGCGTCAGCAATTGCCGACGCGATGCGGCTGCGATCCCTTGGGGCGGCTGTTCGCAATCTCTGGCAATTTCGGCCTTGGTTGCAGTTTTGGTTGCAGGGTGGGCAGCTCATGCTGCACCACCTTCCGTGTCATCGGGCGGCAGGTGCTGGACGTCATGGGTCCGGTTGATTGGCTCCGCCAGCTGGCGCAGCGGCCACACGTCGATCACGTCGCGGACGTGACCCATGGCCAGCGGGTAGTCTGGTGCGCGGGTGATGGTGACGTTCAGGCCGAGGTCGGCGGCTCGCTCCAGTAGAGCTTGCGACTGCTTTCTGATGGATTCCTCTTTGGTCATGATGGTTGTGTGGTGAGTTAAGCGGAGCGGCGAATGTTTTTTGCAAGCAACCAGCGGTCGCCGAGGTGGCGAATGCTGCGCACCCACTGGCGCATGTTGTGGCGGGCGGTGCTGGTGGGTGCGTGGGCGTGGCAGAAGAGCTGGCGGGCTCGTTTAAGCATTTTGGTTTTCATGGTTTCTTAATGTAAATCGGGGCAATTCCCAGCCTCGATTCTACTGCAATAATTTTATTGCGTGTGGTTTTTTGCAATGAATTCAGCGGGTTTGTTAGTCTTCGTCGGGCTCGCAATGCTCGCACCCGGGGTGGTCTGGGTCGCGGCAGTCGGGGTTTGCACCGAGCTTGGCGTTGTATCGTCTCACAGCTCGGTCATCGGCAGCCAGCTCGGCGCGGTCGTGTTCGTCGTTGTCGAAGTTCATGGTGGTAATGGTTTAGGACTTGGAGGATTCGATGAGCGCCTCCTGCACCGCGCGGATGACGCGGATCAGGTAGGTGCGGTTGTTATTGCTACGGCTAAGCGATGACGCGCTGCCAAGGTTGGCGGCAAGGTATTCGGCGTCGCAGTCGATAAAGAACTGCTCCACGGTCTTGCCGCCCATGGCCGTCCAGTACCCGACCCACGCGGCGTCGTAGCAGGTGATGATGATGCGACCCCTGCCGGGCTCGAAGTTCTCGGTGATGACGCGGATCGGGTCGAGGTTGTGGGGTCGCCGCATCAAGTCTTCGATGAGCAGCATCGTGGTGGGCTTGGTGGTGAGTTTCATGCCGCACCCCCAGTCACCATCGCCCACCCGCGCACATCACTATCCTTCGGCCCGGCGTCGCTGGGCTCGTGGACGGGCAGGGGCGCAGCCTTCGCTCGGCGCTCCATTTCGTGCCGGGTCAGCATTGGTTTGACCCATGCGGGGAACGGGGCGTCGTGGTCGCGCAAGGGCATGATGACGCCGACAAAGTTAGGCGTGGCTGATGTCGTGAACACTATGCCCGAGTGTGGGGCCTCTTGGCGCACGGTGATGTTCTTGAACTTGTCGCCGATGCCGATGCCGATGGCGCTGTCCATCATGGCGATGTACTCGGGGTTGAGTGCTGAGTGCAGGCTGGGTGGGCCGTCAATGACGCGGACGACGTTGGCCCAGTCCGGGAACTTGCCTGGCACCTCCCAGTCGCCTGGCTGGGGCTGGACGTACAGCTCCATGTCTTTGAGTCCACCCTTCACCTTCTGCCCGAGCACGGCCAGCCGGTTGTCGATAATGGTCAGGCGCTTGATGTCAGACCCACGGCACGCGGCTTGGAGCTTCGCGCCAATGCGCAGGATGGCTGGGCGCTCGATCTCGCCGGTTTCGTCCAGCCAGACGCCCATGGCGTGGCCGTTGGTGGCGACGATCACGGCACCGCCTTGGGGGCGTGGTTCGACGTAGACGCCGTTGAGGTAGTAGCGGATGTCGTGGGAGGCTTTGAACTGGGCGACCGCTGCGACCAGTCTGGCTTGTAGGTTGAGTTTCATGTCGTGACCGGCCTTCAATCAACGACGCAGCTCTGGTGGCGCTGGGTACGTCATGATGGCGTCGGTTCGGAGCATGCTGCCGTTCGCGCCAATAAATGTGTTCCACACGACGTAGACGTGGTCGTTCCAAAGGTACCAGCAGCCGTAGCCGCCGCCGCCGTTGTCGCGGTTTTCGATAAACGTGGCCTCCTTGCCGCCCTTTTGGCACGGCTTGGGCTGCAGAATGAGCCGCCCCTCTGGGGTTTCGACGTGGAGGTTTCGGTTCTGCGCATGCGCCGTGGCGCTGACGAGAATGGCTGCGATGATGGCGAGGTGCTTGAGTTTCATGGTTGTGGTGCCCGGTTGGCTCCGGGCGGGTTGCGTTACTTGGTTGTCTTGCTCAGGTTTGCCAGCAGGCTTGCGGCTTGCGTGGTGTCAGTCACTGGTGCGTCGAGTTGCTCCAGTGCTGCGGCGTGCTTCTTCGCGGCATCCAGCTGCTTCTCGAGGTCGGCGATCTTCGCCTCGGCCAGCTCCATGCCTTTCGCCAGCATGCGGGCGGCGTTGGCGTACTGGCGTTTGCGGTCGCGCATCTTCTTGAAGCCTTGGGCTCCGCGCTCGGCGAGCTCGGTATCGGTGAGCCCCGCGCAGGCGGCTAGGGCGAGGGTGGTTCGGTCGGTCATGGTGGCTCCTTGTTTTGACAATTTGATTCTACTGCAATAATTTTGCTGCATCCATGTTTTTACTTAATAAATTTGCATTTTTGTTAGCCGGTACTTCGCGGCGTTCAGGTTTCGATTGGTGTGATGGCCACGTCCTTGCGTTGGACCATGGCGACGGGGGCTGAAAACCGGGCGTCTCCCGGCGTGGCGAACAACTTATCCATGAAGGCCTGCGCGTCTTCGCGCGTGGCTGTGATGACGATGCACTCGACGCCACCGGCCAGCATGACGCCGGTCGCGTGGCCGACGTAGGCGTTGCACTCGTGGAGCGTGGTGACGCGAGCTTTATCGATGCGCGTTACATCGCGGGTTGGCGCTGTGGCACCTAGCGTCATGCCGCCACCGTGCGACCGAGTTGCGCCATGGTGCGCAGGCGACCAGCGGGGATGGGTTCGACCCATGCACGGTACTCACCCTGGCTGACGATGTCGCTGACCACTTTGTGACCGTGGGTGCGGGCCCAGTCGCGGGCTTCTTGCTCAGCCAGGGAGATGGTGACGCGGTCGAGGCCCAGCGATGGGGTCACAATCTTGATGCTGTGCAGGCGCTTGCCGAGCGTGCTGATGATGTGGGCTTGGAGGTTCATGGTGTCGCGTGGTGTGGTTGGGATGCTTTTATTATGCCGCAAAATTGTTGCGGCGTGTATTCATGACCATGGCGTGGGGTTACTCACCGCGCGCCTAGCCCGGCAAACGGGTTTCCCGTGAGTTCTCGCCAGCATCGGTGTTGCCGTATCGATGCGACTTTGCTGGGGTGGATGCTGTATTGCTCTGCGATTTTCTTGTGCGTATCGCTGCTGGAGCGAATGGCGCGAGCGTCTTCCATGGTCAGCTTGGCCTGATGGCCAGCCCGCTTGGTGGCTGCGATTTTGGCGATGCGGGTTGGATCACTCAGTTTCCCGAGTTCGCCTTGGCGCTTCATTACCTGGCGGTGCGTGCGTGTGACGACGTGGTCTGGGTTGACGCACTTGATGTTCTCACAAGTCGTCACCGCCTTGTCTTTGGGGCCTATCTGGCGACCTGACAGTGAGACCACAATCCTGCGCACCAGTACGGTCTTGCCGTCGTGGCGCGCCGTCGGGTGGCCTGTGGCGGTGGTGCAGCTTTGCCACTCCCAGCAGTCGCCGTCTTCGACGCATCGCTGGTGGATGGATTCAATGGTGTGGAGTTTCATGGCGCGAGCCCGGATTCCGTCGCGACCGGCTGCACGATGTCGTTGGCCGTCTCGGTACCAGAAAAGATGCGGCCGCTGCGGTGCCATGTCTCGACTGTGCCGCACTGGTACCGGCCGCGCTTCCAGTGGTAGCTGCTGTCGTCGTCCACCTCGACCACCTCGCCCGACCGGGTGACGTACTGGCCTGGTGCGGTGATGACGACGGGGAAGCCGAGGAAAAACGCGGCGTAGGGGACGCTGGTGGTCATGTCCGCTCCCGGTAAGTGGTGAACCTCTTGGCGGTGCCTTCTGTCTCGATGCGCTGCCACACCGCGTCTTTCTCGGCCTCGCTGAGGATGACCCAGTTGGCTACCTCTTGGATGGTGCGGCCGCATCCTGAGCAGTGGGTTGGTTGGTAGAGCGTGTCGCAGATGGCGATGCAGGGGGAGTCTGGGCGGGTCATTGTCCGCCTCCGATGCCGAATGCTTGAGCCCAGTCTGTTGCGGTTCGGGTAAGTGAATCGCGTGTTTCTTGTGGCAACAGTCCAAAGTCATGGCGGAATGAGTAGCAGGCTGAAACTATCCGCTCAGCCGTCAGCGGCACTTGTACTGGCTGCGCGGCTTCTTGCTTCACGCGGACAGCATCTAGTCGGTTCTGGTGCCAGAAATTTGCGTAATGCTGCGCGGCTTCACAGTGCTCCTTCGGGATTCCGAAATGTCTTGGGTGTGGCGGGGCGAGTGCGGCCTTCTCCCATGGGCGAAGTTCATGGCGCACCGTCGCCACAGGCTCCTGCTTCCGGCTGGCCTCGATAGCTGCCTGCGCTTTATGGAGTTCGCCCCGCGCAGCTTTGTATTCGCGTAAATGGTGTGCGCTTTCAGAGCGTAGCGACGTAACCTCCACCTCAAGTTCCGCAATGCGTTTGGTTTGGGCAATCGCTTCGTTCATGGTTTTTTGGAGTACCTTGCCTTGCACCTCTATTTGCATTTGCAGAGTGACCTCACGGTCTGAGATTATTCTGATGGTCATGTCTCACGCTCCAAAAAAGAATTGCAAAATCGCGTTGTCCGGCAAACTCTTTGCCGCCCAGTGGAAAAACCCACCGTAGTACAGGCCGAAAAGTGCAACGGCGGCTACAAGCCCAAGGGCCGCCAGAAAGTCGCCGACCATGTTCAGGAATAGTTCAAAAGTGCTGCATGGCTGGTTGAGTTTGTTGTGTTTGATCATGGCTTCGTATTCTTGGAAATAGCTTTTTTGTGTGGTCATGCTGCGCCGCCTATAGATGGCTGGACGCGATACGTTCCAATCGGGACACGCACAACATCGCCGGAACCAGCTGCGTCTATGGCTCGCTGAAACGCGGCACTACTATCATCGCGTCCCGTCGGGTCGGCACCAAAGTCAAGAACTGACAAGTAACGTCTAGGCGCAATGGCTCGAGCCAGTTTCGTTGGTTGGTGGCCAGCTAGACTTGGAGCTGCCACGAGCGCCAGCATTGCTCCAAGAAATCCGCGTCGTTGGATCACGCCGCCACTCCCGCGTCGTCCATGTCGGCGATGTTGATCCAGCCGTCGGTGATGGTCAGTAAGCCCGTGTTCGGGTTGGCAATCATGTAGTTGTTGGATTTCTTGATGCCGGCTGCGGTGTCGGGGAAGCGGGCGACGACGTTGAACCAGCGGCCCATGTGCTTGACTTGGAACTTGTCGCAGGAGGTGCGGACGCGGTGGGTGAGCACCTCGGTGAAGGCGCACAACTCTCGGCGCACCGTGACTTCTTCGCCCTTCTTGCGGACGTTCTCGGTCAGCATCGCGTCAGCCTTGCCGGCGGTGATTTCGAATGTGGCCCATGTGTCGTCGGCGTGTGTCAGCTTGCCGGTGAATTTGCCTTTTCGGACGCTGGACACGCGGTACTCGCGGCCTGTGGTGAGGGTGGTGGTGGTCATGAAATCTCCTTGAAAAACTCAGCCACTGTCAGGTGGCGGGCAAAAAATCGGCCATCGGCGCGCTCGTCAAAGCAGGCGTAGACGGCCTGGCCTTGGTCGTTGTGCGTCTTGGGCTCGCCGACCAAAAATGCGCCGCGCCGCTGGGCTCGGGGTGGCAGGCACTCGAGCATCTGCCAGTACATGTCGCGGGTGGTTTCGATCCACTCTGTGGGGGCTGCGTCCATGGCGTCCCAGAGGTCGGACCATTCGAGGGGGGTGGTGGCGGTGGTCATGTTCATTCTGCTGGTTGGTTGATGTATGCGGTGGTGGCGCCGACCTGGCCGACCGAGTGGCCGACGACCTGCCCGGCGACGGTCCATGTGGTGCGGCCGGTGGCAGCGCCCCATGTGGTCAGGCATCCGGCGTTGAGCAGGCGCTCTTGCTTGCGCACGTTGGCGTGGAAGGCTTCTTTGCAGGCGAAGCACCCGCAGGGCATGCCCTGGCGCTTCTGGACTTGGCCGGTGACCCACGCCTTGTCCGCGGCTTCGCGGCTGATGCGGTTCTCGACCATCAAGCGCACCCTGGCGCGCTGGTCGTTGTGGTATCCGGCTACGCGTAGGGCTGCGAGGGTGTCGGTTCGGTTCATCGTCTTGCCCGGTTGGTCCGGGTCCGTTGCTGTTGTGATGCTTGTATTGTGCCACAACAATTTCAATGCAAACCAACTTCAAAAACAAAATGTAACGCTCGAAAACCCTTGTAAACGCTGCGATGTAACGCTGTTTCGCCTCCGAGCGTTGACAAAATCTTGTAAACGCCAGTAACGGAGGCCTGACAACGCTTGTTACCGTTGATTTTGTTGGGGCTTTTTGGCATTGTCAACGCTGTAACGCGATTTTCGGAGACAACAGCTAATAAGCAAAGGTGGGGGGGGTACCCCTTGGTGATGAGAGCCCGTAGGGGGTGGTTGTTATCACAATGGGGCTCTATATATATATTTACGTTACATCGTTACATATATATATAAAGGCTTGATTTTGTTGGGGAAAATCTGTCAACGCTGGCCGTTACGCTTTTGTTGACGCCGTTACATTCTGTGTTTTGTTGTTTTCCCGCCAATACACGGCTTGTCGTTCTGTCGTGACCGTAGGGGTGGCATAATTCCGGGCATCAAAATTACCGGGTCGTTGCCATGCCTGTTGCTGCTTCCGCTTCCCGTGCTTCCTGCCCTGAGCCTGGCTCGGTCCGTGTGGCTGGGGTGCATTACTTCGAGTCCGGGCTGATGCCGGGCCAGCCGATGTTTCGGTGTGACCGGTTGAGCGCGAGCATTCGTGTGGCGTCGTGTGTGGGGATGTGGAGCGAGGCGAATTCGGCGGAGCGTGTGCCGGAGCGGTTGTTTCGGTGTCGAACTTGCTCGGTTGGGGCTGGGCATTCGGGCGAGGGGGATGCGAGCTATCACCGGCTGCGAGGGGTTTCGATTTGCGCGCGGTGCCACCGGACTGACCTTCGGTTAATCGGGGGGAATGTGTGCGTGGGGTGTAAAAACCGCGAGTACGAGTGGGTGAAGGGGAAGAATGCCAAGGGGCAGTTTCCGAAGTTGCACCCGGTGCTGGCGAAACGGCGACTGGTGTACGCGGTGGGTGGCGAGGTCCGGGTTCTGGTGCGGGAGTTGACGGCTGGGATGGATGAGCTGGTGGTGGAGCTGCTGCGGGATTCGACGCGGCGGGTTGTTATGGGTTTGGGACGTTTGGGAGTGGTTGGCTTATGACTTTGAGTAATGTGCGTGCGTCGGAACTGCGCGGTTCCAATCTGTCCCCAATTTCAAAAAAAACGCGCGCGCCCGCGCCAGACGTGGGGTTTCGCTTGGAGCAGCACGTGTGCCGACACTGCTTTGGCCGCCTGCTTTCCGCCTTGGCGCCAGGAGCCGACGCGAGGCGCTACGTGTGCTCAAATTGCGGGGCTGAGGCCGTGGGTGCTGCGCCCGACGTGCTATGCTCCTGTGGCCTTCGGCTGAAGGGCAAAGGCGGAGAGGTTGATGTTGGTGTGCGGTGCGCACCAAACCCCAGCCCGACGCCCACGCTACCCTCGCAAATCATTGCCGTTGCTGGGGAATCTCCTAGGCCGAATGATTCCAAATCAGTGAGCAACCATGCGTAACCCGTTGATTTTGTTGGGTTTTCTTTGTTGGCCGTTTTCTCTGGGCGCAAATAGGGCGCAAAAAGGTGTTTTTGATGCGTGATTCCACTGCTCCCGCTTCCGTGCCGGTTACCGCGACCCGCGTGCTTTTCCTCGACATCGACGGCGTGTTGAACTCGCACCGGACCTGTGTTGGCCTTGGTGGGTTTTCGGGTGACTTTTCGGCCGAGGGCGTGGCCTTGTTTGACCACGCCGCGCTTGGCCTGGTGCGCGGGCTTTGCCGGGTTGGCGGCGTTTCCGTGGTGCTGTCCTCGTCCTGGCGCATCGTCCACAGCTTCGCGTCCGTGGCCGCTGGGTTGGACTTGCCCGTGGTGGACCGCACGCCGTCGCTGGGTGGTTGCCGCGGCGACGAGATTGCGGATTGGCTGTCCCGGCATCCTGGCGTTGAGCGGTACGCCATCGTGGACGACGACTCCGACATGCTGCCCACCCAGCTCCCGTTCTTCGTGAAAACCAACGGCTTCGAAGGCCTGCTTTGGCGCGACTTCGAGAAGCTGTGCGGGTTGTTCTCGGTCGCGCCCTACGACTGCTCGCCCTCACGCGTCCGCAAGGTCTGCCCGTATGGCATTCTCTGGCCCGAAGAGGACGCCGCCGCCTGATCTCATGGTAAAATTCCCGCATCAATTTTGCGACGCCATGAATTACGCCCTGCCCCTTACCTTTGCCCCGCCCGCCTGCTCGCCTCGTCTCCGGGGTAAGTCGTGAGCGACGGCTGCGATGGTTGCAAACGGCTTGGCGCCGCCGACGCGCCCACCGTGGTGCTACTGACCGGCAGGACCGTGTGTACGTGGTGTCCCGGCTGGTTAGCCGAAACGCGCGACCGCGAGGTCGAGGCTCGTTCGATTCTCCGAATGGCCGACAAGCCCACCCGCGTCGCTCACCTCGCGCGGCGTGAGGCCGAGTTTGGCTCCGAATACCGACGCCGCCTTGAGGCGACAATCCTTGGCTTGTGGGAGCGCCGCCGCGCTGCTGCAGCCGCTTCTTCTGGAGGTTCCTGATGTCCGTTTCCCTGAGCCCGTGCCCCCAAGCGGGCTGCAACTACCCCGAGGGCGAGTGCTCTGGCGCTTGCCTGGGCTTGGCGCCCGCTTTGCCGCGTGCGCGCCACCACGGCCTACCCATCGACCTCGTGGAGCCCGATGCGCCTGCTCTGGTGGGTGACCGCGTGCCCTGCCACCTGTTCATGCCCGAGGTCGCGTGGCCCGACCCCGTGGGCCCGGTACTCCGCATGCGTCTGCGCCGCGAGCGCTGGCTGCTGAACCGTCCCGAGGTTCGGCCCGAGTCAATCACCGATGTACCCGAGCCCGCCGGGTTTAGCTTTCTGGCCGTGATCGCGCTGGTTCCGCTGTTGCTGGGTGGCGCGCTGGTGGTGGTGTCAAACTTCTGGGGGCGGCTGTGAGGTCCGGTCGCGCTTCGCTGTTCCTGGCGGCTGCGTTGAGCGTGCTGGCCTCGCCGGGTGCGCTCGGTGCCACCGGCCGGCCTACCCAGCCGCGACCAGCCCCACGCCCTGTCGCGGACGACCTTGCCCGCATCGAGTCCGCCGCCCGTCGCCGGGCTGCGCGCAATGCCAAGCGGGCGCGGGCTGTGGTGCCGCGATGACCCGCGACGACGTGCTGCGCTTGGCGCGCGAGGCTGGGTTTGAGGTTCACGACCGCAAACAGCAGGCCCGCGTCGGCCTTGACGAGTTGCTGGGCATCGACTCCACGGCAAAGCTGGAGCGCTTCGCCGCCTTGGTGGCCGCCGCCGAGCGCGAGGCGTGCGCGAAGCTGGCGCAAGACTGCAGCGATGCTGTTGCCCCATGTGATGACTCTGGCCCGTCAATTGTTGACGCCATCCGTGCCCGGGGTGCCGTGTAATGACCGCTCCGACCCGTGGCTGGCCCCCGACGGCCGCGAGTGGTTCCGCCGCCGCCGTGGCCAGCGCATGATGCTGCCCGCCGCGTCGGAGTACGGACTTTCGCCACCCCGCCGCACCCGCGTGGCAGCGGCCGCATGGCACCTGTGCGCCAGTGTGCACGCTGGCCCGCTTGGCAAGGCCGCCCTGTGGGCGCTGCGGGAACCATGACCGCCTGGGCGTGATGTCACAATCCGCCTCATGACCGCCTCCGACCTCCTTCTCGCCTACGTCGCTACCGGCTGCTCCGTGTCGGGTATCTCCTTGGCGCGGATGCTGTGCCACCAACGATCAATCGACCACGTCGTTCACGCGGCGCGTCGCTCCGGCCTGCCGCTCTGGGTTGCTGCCATGGTGGCTTCCGTCTCGCTACTCGTCGTGGCGTTCGAGTACGCCGTGCTCTGGCCCATCCGCTGGCGCGAGGCCCTGCGTTGACCCGGCCCGTCACGGCTTTTCCCGCCTTCCCATGAGCCAGCTCCCGCACGCCGCCCTACCCTTGGCCGTTGCCGCCGATGGAGTCGCTCTGGTGCACGTCCTGATTGCCTGCCTGTACGCCGTCACGCTGTGGCTGTCGCTGCTGGCCTACCTAATCATCATCGAGGGCCCGTGGCTGTTTGCGCTGCTGGCGGGCCCGTTGCTCATTTCCGGTGGGGTCGTTGCGCTCCTGCTGCTGGACGCTGCCTTGTGGGGCGTCCGCTGGCTTTGGCGCAGTCGGGGCACTTGGCGATGGTGTCGCTCTGCTCGCTGACGTTGTTCCTCCCTCACTGGCCCAGCCCCACCGCTGGGCCTTTTTGTTGGCCGCTCGCGGTCGAAATGATTGCAAGTCACCGAGCCTGTGCCCGCCCGGCCTTGCTGGGCGTGGGTTTCGCTCACTCTGCCTGCCCCAAGGGCGCGACGCGGGCCCGTCCGGTCGTGATGGCAGGATTCGCCCATGACCGTAAAAAAGAAACTTGTCGAGGACATGGCCGCCCGTCGTGCCTCAGCCCGCGCTCTGTTCGAGGGCCAGCCTGGCGCAACCGTCGACACCGTTGCGGCCGCTGTGGGCGTGGACCAGAAGCTGGTGCGCTCGTGGAAGTCCGAGGGCAAGTGGGTCGTCGCTACCCGGGCTGCTGCCGGGCTTTCCGCTCGCGCTGGCGAGCTTGCCAATAAATTTAAGGTTCGCATGTCCGAATTAGGAAAACCTCTCTCCGATGAAGTCGCCGCCGCCGAGGCCTCGCGCGAAGTTGCGCAGGAGTTCGCCGCCGATGTCCGCGCCGATGTGCTGGACCGCCACCGCAAGGAATGGGCGGCTCCGCGAAAGGTCGCCTACGAGGCTCTGCAGCAGGCGGGTAAGGGCGACATCGCTGGCGGCTTCGAACGCGCCAAGCTGGCGAAGATCACCGCCGAGACCCTGACGCTGGTGCAGGTCGGCGAGTGCCGTGCGTATGGCATCAACCACGACGCGCGCGCCGGTGACGGCCAGACCGTCGTGGTGGTCGAGCGTGGTGCTGCTGCGCCCGCCGTTGCCCCCAGTACCGACGACGGCGGTGAGTTCTGATGGCGGCCGATGAAGGCGTGCGGATGCCGTCTGAGATTCGCATGTTCGAGGTCGAGGCGCTGCTGCCTTACGCTCGAAATTCCCGCAAGCACAGCCCGGCTCAAATCGAGGCGCTCGCTGGCACCATCCAGCGCGTCGGCTGGACCACCCCCATCTTGGTGGCTGATGGCGGCATCCTTGCCGGTCACGGCCGAATCATGGCCGCGAAAAAGCTGGGCCTGTCCCGCGTACCCGGCATCGACCTGTCCCACCTCGCCGACGACGAGCGCCGCGCGCTGGTGATCTCCGACAACCGCCTGGCCGAGATGGCCACGTGGGACTTGGACGTTCTGAAACTCGAAACCGACGACCTGCGTGCCGCTGGCTACGACCTCGAGCTGTACACCGGCTTTGCCGAGGAAGACCTGGCCAAGCTGTTCGAGGGCATGGTCGATCCTGATGCGTCTGGTGCCGGGGGCGACCCCGATGCCGTGCCGGATGTTCCTGTGGTGCCGCACTCGCGCCTGGGTGACGTGTGGGAGGTCGCCGGGCACCGCGTCATGTGCGGCTCGTCGCTTGAGCCGAAGGATTGGGACGTGCTTATGGCTGGCGAGCTGGCCGATGTGGTCTGGACCGATCCGCCCTATAACGTTGATATCGGCGGGAAAAACGACCAGATCGCCAAGTCCCAAGGCCGGAAAAACAAGACCGGCGCGATCCTGAATGACTCGATGGGTGACAAGGATTTCTACAACTTCCTGCTGGCCATGTACCGCGCCGTGTTTGACCAGATGAAGCCCGGCTCGGCCATCTACGTTTTCCATGCGGACAGCGAAGGGATCAACTTCAGGACGGCTTTCCGTGATGCGGGCTTTAAGCTCCAGAGCGTGTTGTCGTGGAAGAAGAACTCGCTCGTGCTGTCGCGCTGGGATCATCAGCCAATTTCTGAGCCGGCGCTCTACGGCTGGAAACCGGGCGCTGCGCATCGTTGGTACGGCGGTCGCAAGCAGACGACGTTCTCCGAGATGGGTTCGGGTAGCCCGTTCCAGAAAATGGAGGATGGGCGCTGGAAGGTGGTAATCGGCGACGAGGTGTTCATCGTGTCCGGTGACGCCACGGTCGAGTCCGCTCCAAGCTCCGTGATCCAGGAGCCACGCCCGTCAAAGTCCGATCTTCACCCGACCATGAAGCCGACCAATCTGGTGCTGCGCCAGCTCCGCAACTCTGCGCGACCCGGCGACGTGGTTCTGGATGCCTTTGGTGGCTCTGGCTCCACCGCTGTTGCCGCCCACCAGGCCGGCATGCGCGCGCGCCTCATGGAGCTGGACCCCAAGTACGTCGATGTCATCGTGCGCCGGTTGGAGATGTTCACGGGCGTCCATGCTGTGCACGCGGTGACGCGCGAGACGTTCCCGCGCGATGGTGAGCAGCGGATCGGGTCCGAGGCGGGCGCCGAGATCGCCGCCAATCAATCAGTCGATCCTGTTGACGTTTTCTGACCGCTTGCGCTCCTTGCGAGCGCGGTCCAGCTCCGCCGCATGGCGTAGCTTGGCGGCTTTTTCGGGCGGCAGCGTTGCCCACCGTTCCTCGGCCTTCTGGCGCATCAGGTCCGCGAATCGCTCGCGGTGCTTCTCGTCTTTCCACATGGCCTTGCTGGCTGCCGACTTTCGGCTTTTGGCCTCCGGTCTTGCGAGGGCCGCCTTCACGCCAGCGCTGAGCTTGGCGCGGTATCCAGGGTCTGCCGCGTTCTTCAGGATGCGCTCCCGGACTTCTGGCCTGGAGTGCGATGCCTTTACCGCCGCGCTGCGCTTCTCCTTGCTGCCAGGCGCGGCGAATGCCTCGCGCAGCGCCTTGCTCTTTTTCGCAACAACCTCGGGTGTGCTGCGTTGGGCCAGCCAATGCGCGCGCCTTGCTGGGTCTTCCCAGTGACGCCGGATTTTGCTTCCGATGCGCGCCCGAATGGACCCGTCTGGGTCGCGTAGGCCGTCGCCGCCGGATGTCAGGTTCACCAGATCACCGAGGTCGCGGAAGCACTCAATCATCAGCCGCTCGTGGCTGTATGCGTCGTCCTCCGTTGGCCATGGAGCCAGTATTTCGACCTTGAGCCCGTGCTTTGCAACGATGCGCTGCCACCACTTTGATCTGCCCGTGCCTGATGTTTTCCACGCCCGTGGCCCCGTGCCCTTGCCGATGTAGAACGGACCGCGCTCCGGCTGGTCCGCGCGGTAGTGCGCGTAGGTGTAAAATGTTTTTACTGTAGAATTATTTGCAGTCACTCATCGCTCCTTTTTAGCGGTGGTTGATAGGCGTGGCGGTATGTCGAAGTGCTGCCACGCCGACCATTTTGCCACCAGCCGGTCGTGAGAAGACGGTTGATCTCATCAATTTTTTCAGGAGCCGCCATGTTTTCGTTTTCACTTCCCAAGGACGCCGTCCTTGTCGTCGCCAGCCCCACCGGCGGCAACATGCTTTTCATTCACAAGGGCGACGGCGAGTTCGTCTCCGACCTGCCGCCTCTGGTGCTGATGGGCGTGTCTGCCGCCGCTGAGCAGCACGTCGAAGACCTGCTCGTCGTGTGGGATGGCACCAGCTTCCCCGTTGGCGGCACCCAGCACAAGTGCACATTCGTGTTCGACACGGTTGGCGCGTCCAAGTCCGTCGAGGCCGCCGCTGCTGCTGGCGACCCTGCCGCTGTGGACATGATCAACCGCCTGGCCGACGCCGACAAGGTGCTCAAGGCCCGCGAGTCGATTGGCATGGTGAAGGCGCCCGAGGTGGTGCAGTGAGCGCGGCCGATCAGGCCATTGAGGCCGAGATTGTCGCTAAGGGGTTGACCGCCCCGCGCGTGACGCCTGCGGACATCGAGGCGAACATCGTCAGCGAGCACTATTTCACCGCAGCGGCTGGAGTTGTTGCCACTCTGCCGAAGGGTTCAGGCGACGAAGAACTTAACGCTATCCCGTCCTCACTCGGATTGCTGACGTTTTGTGTGCTGATGCTGCGTAACGGCTTCACCGTCACTGGTGAAAGCGCCTGCGCCAGCCCGGAAAACTTCGACGCCGAGGTGGGCCGCAAGATTGCCCGCGCCAACGCCATCAACAAGGTGTGGCCCCTCATGGGCTACGAGCTTCGCAGCAAGCTGGCCGCTGGGAGCGTTGTCTGATGTGGCCCCCGCTCGCCCTGTACCTACTGCGGGGCGTGTGGCTGCGCTCCTGGTGGCCCGTCCGCACCTGACTGCGACCGACCGATGATCCTAAGTCATTGGACCTGCCTGCGCGTTGCCTTGGCTGGCGTGGCTTTCTGGCTGGCTGTCCGCGTCCAGGGCGCACAGCGGGCGCTCCGGGAGGCGCTTCATGGCTGAAACCGCCGCCCCGCCCAAGGAAAAGAAGCCGCCCCGGAAGTACCCGACCATCCTGGTTGTCATCCCGGGCTTCCCCGCGCAAGACCCCGGCCGCCGGATGATCTACACCATCCGTCCCACCGAGGGCATGGCTATGAAAATGGCGAAGCGCTTGGCGCGCAAAATGCCCGAGTACGAGTGGTCGGTGGACATGCTCACGCACGCCGAGTCGCTGTCCATCAAGCGCGCGCCGATCCGCCTGTCTGGCGTTTTCGCCGTGGACGTGGAGGTCCAGTTCGGCGCGAAGACCTGCAAGGTCGTGCCGGTGGCGTGACGCTGCCGCGCGTCGTGACTTCAAAATGCGCGGATGAACACACCGCGTCTCATCCTGCTGCTGAAATCCGGACCCGGCACCGGCACCTCGATTGCCCATAAGGGTGGGTACGCTCTTTACGGCAACCCTCCCCGGTGGCGAAAGATCACCCAAGACGCACCAGCCCCCAAGGGCGCACCTGTCGCTGCGCACCCCAAATCCGCTGGGCACCACGAGGCCGCCGCGCACTTTACCGACGACCAATGGTCCGCGCTGAAGCTGCCGGACTCCAATGTGAACGCGCCCGTTTTCAATAAGGCGCTGGAAAAGCTGCGCGCGTGGTCCGATGCGGGCGATGTGACGGCCATCGTTGGTGCGGGTTTTGGCACGAACACCTACGGCGCGAAGCTGGCGAAAATCGCCAACCACTTGTTGGGCCTGCACGGCTCTACGCACACCGTCACCCCGGGCCAGAAACCCGGTACCCACGCCGCCGCCCAGGTGGCTGAGCCCGCCGACCCGCATCCGACTGGGTTGCCTGAGCACCTGGCGCCGAAGGAGCCCGAGCCCGCCGCGATTACTCCGGCATCTGCCGAAACTGTAGCAACCGGCACCGTCTTCGAGTTCTCCAGCCAGTACGAGAAGATGAACGCCGGCAAGTGGGTGGTCTACAACACCAGCCCCGACGGCCAGCATGTCTACATGCACAAGGTCGGCGCGAAGGTGCCGAACCAGACAAACTCCGCGACTATCCCCGCCGCTACGCTGGCCGAGGCTGTTGCCAAGGGCACGGCCAAAAAGCAGGCAGCTCCGCAGGCCGCCGCGCCCGCCGCTCCCGAAGCCGAGATTCCGGCATCGGCCCCGCCCGCCTCTGGTGCGCTCTCAGCCCAGCAGCTGCAGAACCTGCAATCCATCCCATGGTTCAAGCTGAAGCTGCCCCCCGAGAACACCAACGCCAAGAGCCACAACGCCGCCATGGCGAAGATCGAGGCCATGGCCTTCGCTGGCGACACCGCCGGGCTGCAGGCCTTTATCAACTCGAAGGCCGACGCCAAGCAGACCTACGCCAAGAAGCAGGCTCTCACCGCGCAGACCGCGCTGGCCGGCCTGGGTGTGGATGGCGCGACCGCGGCTGTGCCTGTGGAGCCTGCGCCGGTTGCGCTCCAAGGTAAGCCTGCCTACGACCACCTCGCGCACACGCTGGCTGCGCACAAAATGTCGTCACCCTACGACAAGGTTATCGCCGCCAAGCTCGCGGCTCAGGACTGGCTGGCAGCAAATCCTGGCGGCGAGCCTGAAATGCACGATGCACTGGCGTCGCACGACCTGTCGCACCATGCTGCGGCAATCGGGATGCAGACTGCTACACCCCCCGCGCCAGCCGCCGACCCATACCCCGTCGTCAGCGAGTGGAAGGCCGCAATCTCCGCTGGGAAAGTCCCCACCAAGGCGCAGGCCGATGCCTACGAGGCGCTGACGGACCACGACCCGGACGCCGCCATGGAATACTTCATGGATGCCGTGAACGAGAGTATGCCGGCAGAAAAGCAAACGGACGAAGACTACGATGACGCTTTGGAGGCGGCTCAGCAGAAAGCGCAAGAGCTGCAGGGGCATGCGCTGGCTGGGACGAAGCCTCAGCGGGCTTCCCCTGCGCCCGCCCCAGCTGCGCCTGCAACCCCCGCGCAAAAACTAAAAATCGACGCCCCGCTCTACGAAAACAAGGAGCCCGGCCACAGCAAGTTCTGGTCGGTGTCGACGCTCGGCTCCGTGATGAAGACGCACTACGGGAAAATCGGCACCAAGGGGCAGGTCACCGAGAAGGTATTTCCATCCGAGCAGGCCGCAAAAAATGCCGCCGTCAAGCTCATGGGGGAGAAGAAGGCCAAGGGCTACAACTATTCCGGTACCGCTCAGCACGAGTACGAAGCCCCAGCCGCCGTGGAGCCCGGCCCCAAGGAAGGCGACACAAAGCCTGGCGCCGACGGCATGCTGGTGTTCAAAAATGGGCACTGGGTCAAGCAGGATGACGGCATGGGTGGGTGGACCCACTCGGCATCCAATCCCGGCCTCGATGGCAGCCCATCGCTGGAATTTGAGAAAGACGGGAAAGGTTATTACCTCGCCGGAGGCGGCGATGACGGGTTTGAATTTGGCGTGACGGATGACTCGTTCGCCGAGCCCGACACCATTCCGGGCGAAACGCTCGCCGAAATTCTCCCCCAGATGAAGGCGATGGGATACCCCATCCCGCCAGATGCCGCGCTGAAAAAGCTCGACCCGACTTACAAGCCTGCCGCCCCGGCCAAGGTCAAAAAGGCAACCCTGATCGACATCAGTACCGCCATCCAGACGATCAGCCCAGGCCAGTCTAAGTTTTCAAACAACGGGGCAGGCAAGCTGGCCACAGCCGCAGCCAAGAAAGGCGACGGCGTGGGCATGGCTAACGCCTACACCAAGGCTCACGCGATGAGCTTCCCCAAAACTGCCAGCCACATCAAAGCCGTGGCGCAGGCCATGGGAGTGGACACCTCTGCGTGGAGCGATGGCACCGGGCCCTCCCCCGTAACCGCCGCCGCTCCCGCAGCTCAGGTGCCCCCAACCGCCGCCGGCGGCATGCTCCCCATGGACGGATGGGCTCAAACCGGCGGGCAGGGCGGCTCCAACCCCGGCGGCAAGTTCAAAGACCCCGCCGGCCAGGAGTGGTACTGCAAATTCCCCGCCGACGCCGACACCGCCAAGTCCGAAGTGCTCGCGGCCAAGCTGTACGCCCTCGCGGGCTTGTCCAGCCAAGACGCCGTGCTTGTCACTAAGGGTGGCAAGGTCGGCATTGCCTCCAAGTGGGTGGACATCAAAAAGGCCGCCACTCCTGGCGCGCTTGCCAAGGTTGATGGCGCGCAGGCCGGTTTCGCGGTTGATGCATGGCTGGGCAACTGGGACGTGGTCGGCCTCGGCTACGACAACCTGCAGGTTGGCCCCGACGGCAAGGCCCACCGCGTGGATGCTGGTGGTTCGCTCGAATACCGCGCCCAAGGCGAGAAGAAGCCTTTTGGCTCCAAGGTGGACGAGCTCGACACCCTGCTGGACGCGGGCAAAAACCCGCAGGCCGCGTCTGTCTTCAAGGGCATGACCAAGGCCGACCTGACCGCCAGCGCGGCAAAGGTGCTAGCCATCAGCGACGTGGCCATTCGCGCCATGGTCAACCAGTACGGACCCGGCGATGCCGCAGCCAAGACGAAGTTGGCCGAGACGCTTATTGCCCGCAAGGCCGACCTGGCGAAGCGGTTTCCTGCCGCCGTCAAGAAGAAGAAGGCCCCGGTCTTCAAACCCGAAGACATCAGCGCGCCGCCGTCCTTTCTCAACTGGGGCGGCAACGGCAGCTCTGGCCCTTCCTCGAAGGAGTTTCTCAACAAAGCCAACGAGGAAGCCGTGCAGGCGGTTTTCGCCGCCGCCAAGACGGGCGACTTGGACGCCATCAAAGGCCTGACCGCGCCGGTTTATGACAAGGATTCCGGGCAGGTTGTTGGCCACAAGCCTGTGCTGGAGCACCCCAGCCAGCACGTGAAGGGCTACGCCCAGCAGGCCATCAACGAGATCAACTACCAGCTAAACCCGCCCAAGAAGTTCAGGTTTGACGGCGGCCACCCGCTGCACTCGCTGAATGCTGCGTACCCCGCGTTTACTGGTCCTGCTTCCAGCGCTGTCGCGCAAAAGCTCGGCAAGTTTATTGTGCTCGGCGAGCCCGGGTCGGTAAATCTGGCGGATTTGGGTCTGCCGGAAAAAATCAAGCACGCAGAGGGTGGCGGCGCGCTTTCCGCCCAGACCTATGCCAAGCAGGCCCAAGCCGCGATTGCAAAAATGCCCGCCACGCAAAAGCAGGCGGTGAAGAGCTACACTGGCAGCTCGTATCACGCCATGAATGGCTCGCTGTGGAGCGGCAACCCGACTGGCGCGGCAAAGGCTGCCGGCGAGGCTTTGAAAACACTGGGGCATGATATTGCACCGGGCACGGTCCTGTCGCGCAAGATTTCGCTGCACGGCAGTGACCTTGATCAGCTGCTGAAGTCCTCGGGGAAAATTCTTCAGGAGCCAGCGATCATGTCCACGTCAATCCGTCCGTCTTCTTGGGGTGGAAACGTGCACCTGAAGCTACACGTGGGCCCCGGCGTGAAGGGTTTATGGGTCGGGTACCACTCGATTGCTGGTGGTGGTGCTTTATCTTCAAACTCCGGCGAGGATGAGATGATCCTCCCGCCTGGAACTCGCCTTATGATCCTGTCTGTAAAAGGCAAGGACGGCGATGCGGACGGGTTTGGCAAATCGTCAAGCCACGTGATCGAAGCCGTTATTCTGCCAACTGAGTGACCAAAATGACCGAAAAACTTAACCTCCACACCGACCCCTCTGGCATTCTTGAGTCCCTGAAGGCCGCCACCGATGGCCGCGTGTACTTGGGCGACATTCGGGAGGTCGAGCGTATCGTGCGCGGCTTCGCATCCGAAGTAATCACGCGGTTTGACGAGGTTGGGCACGGCGTGCTCACACCCGGCGATGCCGCTGACGCCGACCGGGCGCAGTGCCTGAAGCTCGCCAGCGTGTTCACTGGTGCGGACCCCGCCTATGCGCCCGTGCGCAACTGGACTGGTAAACCACTGGCCGATCACCTGCGCAACCGCATGGAGCGGGAGCTGGTGCCGGACGACGACGACGTGCAGCTGGTTGCCCAAGCCTTCGCCGTGTTCGTGCATTCGGTCTACGACCTGTTGCGCGAGGCGTCCGCCGGCGCGCCAGGAGAGGAAACAGAGCAGACCCTGGTGGCGGCCGTCCGGTCGATTTCTATGGCGTTGACGGGGGTGGTGGGCAATGACTGATGCCGTACTGGAGTTCGGCGACGATCTCGCCAAGGCCCACGTCAAGGGCCACATGCGCGGCGAGCACTACGTCCGCCCGTATGACCGCAACGGCCACGAGCCGCTGCCACCGCACCATCACCCGAAGCTGGGCGAAAAGGGCGAGGCCGTGCTGGTCAAGGCCCCGCACCATCCGTCGGCCGAGTCCACTTGGGACAACCCCGACGCCGTGGCCACGTTTGTGCCTGGTGGCGACGTGCCCCGCGAGTTGAACGGCGTGCCGTTTCGCCGCTGGCGCGATGCGCCGACCACGGCCGAGGGTTGGGATTATTCGGACTGCGTTGATCACGACATTGAAGAACCAGCGTTCCATGTCACACCCGGCAAGGCGGTCGCCTCTGGCGTTGTGATTGAGGAAAAGGACGGCCGGTGCTGGGTGATCCATCCGACCAATGCCTTCGGTGGGTACCAAGCCAGCTTCCCCAAAGGGGGCGCAGAGAAGGGCTTGAGCCTGCAAGGTAATGCAGCGAAAGAGGCCCACGAAGAAAGTGGGCTGAAGATCAAGATCACCGGCTTCCTGATGGACGTGGAGCGCACCACCAGCAAGGCCCGGTTCTACCGGGCGGTGCGGGTTGGTGGCGACCCAACTGACTGCGGCTGGGAATCAGAGGCCGTGAGCCTCGTCCCTCGTGGACACCTGTACGAAGTTCTCAACATGCCAACGGATCATGGAATTGCTGAGGCTGTTGGTGCTGGGCCTGCACCGAAAAAGCTACACCAAGCACCAAAGGTCGCTCCGAAGAGCTAATATCTACCGATGGAAAAAATCGGAAGATCAGAGGCAATAGAAAAAGGGCTGGCCCGCTACTTCACTGGAAAGCCATGTGTGAATGGCCACATTTCAGAGCGCCTTTCCGCATCCGCCAAATGCATCGAGTGCAAGAGGGCTGACTATGATCCGGTTCGCGCGCGCAAGTACAACGCAGCCTACCGGGCAAGAAACGCGGATAAGTTGCTCAGGTACGACAGGGAGCGGTCGTCATCCGAGGTTGGGCGGCTGAAACGGAAGCTGCGGGACAAAGCTCGCGCAGACGCGTTTGTTGGGCCACCAAACCACCCACGCAAGAAGCGCAGCCCAGAGGCGGCAAGATTAAAACGCGCCGAAGAATGGGCGAGCTACTACCAGCGCAACAAAGATGCTCTTGCGGAAAAGTCGAAAGCCTATCGAGAGAAGAATGGCGATGTCGTAAGGGCTCGGGTTCGTGCATGGTCCGCTGAAAACCAGCACAGAAGAACGGCTTTGCAGCAAAAGAGGAAGGCAAACAAAATGCGAGCCGTCCCCGTTTGGCACGGCGAGCTTGATGATCTGGCTTGGGTAGAGGCGGCTGATCTCGTGCGCCTGCGCAGAGCATCAACCGGGACTGATTGGGCTTCGGATCACATGATCCCTCTGGCTGGGCGCTCGGCGTGTGGCCTGCATGTTTGGAACAACTGCCAAGTAATCCCATGGGCTTTGAATCAGTCAAAGAACAACAGGCTCATCCTCACCGAACCCCTCGAATGGCTAAAATTTATTTGAGTTAGCGACACACCGCAAAATTGTTGATGTAATATTGCGTCACCAATTTTTTAGGAGTGTTTCTATGTGGGTCTGTTTGAATAATTCGTTTCTGTCCATCGTTTCCAAGGAGTGCGGCCCCGACGAGCTGCTCGTCCGTGCGCGCCGACCTGGTGACATCGAGGCCGTGTTTCCTGGTGCCAAGGTGAAAAAGTCGACCAACACCGACTACGCGTTTCGCGCGGTGCTGCCGCGCAATGTGGTCGCTGAGGCAATTTCCGCCGAGGTCACCAGCATTGAATACGACAACTTCAAAAACTCGGTTCGTGACGACGATCTTCATAACGCGTACTCCGCGTTCTGGCGCGAACACGCCCGCCTGCAACCAACCGCCCCCTACACCGGTCGCCCGCAGCGCGCGTCGTGACCGCATACTGTCGGAAATTCTGGAGCCGCCATGTCGAAACCAATCCTGATCGTATTCCCCGAGATGCTGAAGTCCCACGTCGATTCTTACACCCGTTCCGATGGCACAATCGTTCAGGCCCATGACGACAAGCGACAGGCGGCGGCGCCGCCTCTCGGTACCCACGCCAAGGCCTTGCGCGAGTCCTCGAAGCCGGACCACATAGACCACTGGCATAACCAGATCGCCGCCGACCAGATGGCGGCTGGCGATCACAAGGCACTGTCGGGAACCCTTAAAGGCATGGATACAGCCGCCCGCGATCACGTCTTGGAGCACATCCACCCAGACCACCACGAGGGCCTCGGGTTCAAGACTTTGAACCATGCGCGCTCGGTTGCCGGGTACGAGAAGAAGTTTCCGGCTGCGAAGCCTGCTGCGCCAGCCGGTGCTGCAAAGCCTAAGCCTCCTATGTCGGCCGACGACGTCTCAAACCACGCCGTCAGTGCTGGAGCAAAGTCAAAGTCGGGGGTTGCTGTTTTCTCCACTGCTGACCGCGCCCACTCGTATTCAAACAAAAGCGCAAACAGCAAGGGTGGTGCCTTTGTGATGTCTCACCCGGATCACAGTCATCACGTCGTAGTCAGCGGCGCCGACTCTCAGCGCATGGCTAGGGGCGGCTACAAGTACGCAAAGCCCGGCGGCTCCATGGAAAAGTCTATGCTCATGGTGCGCCCTGATCTGCTCAAGTAGCCCGCCTGCCAGCCCCATCCAGTCGTGAGACAATGATGGGTTATGGCTACCGTAAAAATATCGCTCCCAACGCCCCACGCGGCCCAGCAGAAGGCCTTGGCGCGCGCCAGCCGGTACAACGCCGTTGCCGCCGGTGAGCAGTTCGGCAAGACAACGCTTGGCATTGAGGTGCTACTCGCCAGCCCCAAGGGCGCGCTCAACAGCAAGAAGCCGGTTGCTTGGTTCTCGCCGACCGACGACGCCATGATTGAGGCTCGCCGCCTTGTGATGCGCGCCATCGACCCGCTCATCAAACGCCGCGTCAACGCCCGACGCATCGAGCTGGTGTCCGGCGGGTTCGTGGACTTCTACAGCTTCGAGAAGCCCCAGGAGCTGTTCGAACAGTACGGCCTGATCGTGGTGGACGACGCCCGGCTCGTGGATGGCCTACTCAATCTGTGGGAGGACGTGCTTCGCCCCATGTTGAAGGTCTACAACGGCGACGCATGGTTCCTGTCCGGGGCTTTCGGCAAGCGCAACGACTTCTACCGGCTGTGCCGGCTCGGACAGACTGACCCCGACTGGTCGGTGTGGCAGTTCGACAGCTTCTGCAATCCGCACCTACCTGAAGAGGCGCGACTGGCCGCGTCGCTGGGCACCGAGCTGGAGCAGCGCCAGCGGTTCGGTGCTGAGTTCTTTGATGTGGCGGTCGAGTTCACCCAAGAGCAGCGCTCACTCAAGCCCGGCGAGACGTTCCTGCAGTGGTGCGAGCGGCTGGAAGCCGAAGGGCTCAAGGTTGACGGCCGGCCATTCACGCTGTCCGACCGCCCGGCGATGCGGTTCATTTACGAACTCATCCCCGCCACGATTGAGGACGCCTTCAACCGTACCGACGTGATCATGAAGTGCACCCAGGTGGGCTTCACCGTCATGGAAATGTTGGCCATGATCTACCTGGCCATGCGGTTCTCGCCAGCCAAGATCGGCATGTTTATGCCGTCGCAGATGCTGGCCTCTGGCAAGTCGAGCGAGCGCTTCATGCCCATCGTGCGGACGGTACCCGACGTGTACGCGCTGATGACCGAGAAGCAGGCATCCGGCGGCCGTGGCGGCGAGGGCAACATCCTTATTCGCAATTTGGGCTCGTCCCGGTTTCACTTCCTGTGGACCACCGGCAAGACCGCGACCGAATCCTTCCCCATGGACGTCGTCTCGTTTGACGAGGTGCAGGAGATGGCAATCGCGGACATGGAGAAAACCCGCGAGCGTATGTCCGCCTCGTCGCTGCGGTACACGCTCATGGGCTCCACGGCCAACTGGCCGGACTCCGACATTCACTTCTGGTACAAAAAGGGCACCCAGCACCAGTTCCACACCGAGTGCCCGCACTGCGCGATGCTACAGGTGCTGGACGAAAATTTCCCCCAATGCATCGGCTACGACCCCGAGGCTCCGCGCCTGCTGCAGCGCGAGGGCGGCGCCGCCCGTGGCGAGTACCGCTACCGGTGCGTGTCGTGCCAGGGGTGGATTGACGACCCGCAGATCGGCCAGTGGATCGCAAAGACGCCGGATTCCGAGATTCGCTCGGTGCACTTCCCGCAGTTTCTGTCGCCAACAATCAGCCCCAGGGACATCATCGAGGCGTACCACAACGCCGACGACATGAAGAACTTTTTTAACCGGAAGCTGGGCAAGCCCTACACCGACCCGTCACAGGTGCCGGTGAATCTGGAAATGCTCAACGAGTGCGCCCGCGTGGGTGTGGAGTACGGGCTCCAGTGGCGGCGCAATGGCAGGGGCACCTTCATGGGGCTCGACCAGATGGGCTCCTTCATTGTGGCCATCATCAAGGAGCGGCTGCCCGACGGCCGCCAGGCCGTGCTGCACATGGAGTACATCTTCCGAGCGCCCACCAAAGACGACCCCGAGGCCTCGCCATGGGACCGGTGCGACGAGCTGATGTCGACCTACGGCGTGCAGTGCTGTGTGGTGGAAACGCTTCCCAACTACGACAATGCCAAGTCGTTTGCCCGCCGCCATGACGGCCGCGTGTTCCTGGCTGGCTACGGCAACATGGAGGGCGACATGCTGCGCTGGGGCGACGCCCCCAAGCTGGACACCAGCGAACGCCGGACGGACGAGGAATTGCGGGACCGCTTCACCGTCACGCTCGACCAGTACAAGTGCATGCAGGTGTCTATGGGTCGCTTCCAGAAAAAGCTCTGCCTGTTCCCTGACCCCGAGGGCTTGGTGCAGGAGGTTCTGGAGAAGGGCAAATGGCGGATGTCCGCCGTCTGCAAGGAGTACGCGTTCTTCCACTTCACCCGCACAGCGCTGATCGCGGAAAAGGACGAGGAAGAGAAAAAGTTTAAACGCCGGGTGGTGAAGGTCGGCATCGACCCGCACACCAGCTACGCCAACATGCTTGTGGACGTGGCATGGGCCCGCGCGTATGGCACCAATATGTTTATCCTGCCGGAGCCAGAAAAGCCCAAGGAGACGTCGGTGCAGGTTGTGCTTGAGCGGTACACGCCGACGTTGAGCAACGCCATTCAGGAGGTTTTGCAGGTGTCAGGCGACGTGTGCGGACGCTGTATTTCATTCGATAACGGACGATGCAACGAGCGGGATGGTGTTCGCGTGCGCGAAACAGACCCCGGGTGCCCGTTGTTTATTGCGGTTTAACTGTCCAAGTTGACCACGGTGGCCCTGCCACCTTTGACGGCGTTTGTCGTCTTCACAATGTATCTCTCATACTCGCTGCGCGAGATGCTGGTGCGCTGGAGGTCGTGCCACCTGAAAAGCTCGCGGAATGATTCAAGGCCTGAGCCTGTGGCGCCAATGCGACCGGTTCTTTTCCGGCGCTCCACTATGTCGATCATCTCTCTTTGCGCCAGCCTTGACGGCTCCAGCGCCTCGGGTCCAACACCTCCGAGCGCCATCATTTCACAGAGGTTAGCCATGTCGCGCAGCGCCGAAAGGTCTTTTACAGTCCCCATTCCACGAGCGACCGCATCAATGGCGGACAGCTCTAGAACACGAAGGCTATCGAGCTGGTCCGTGGGGGTTACGCTTGCTCCCTCGATTGCGTAGGCAATCGGGTTAACCAACGCATAAATCTTTCGGCGCGTGCGCTTTCTCATCGACCGGTGCTCCCGAACCCGCCGGCGCCGCGCTCTGTTTCGCTGAGTTGCTCAGTCTCCACTATGTTCAAGCGCGGTACCGGCATCAGCATGGCTTGGGCGATGCGGTCGCCGTTGGCCACCTTGAACTTGGCGCGGCTGTCGTTGTGCAGCGCGACCTTGATTTCCCCGCGGTAGTCCGAGTCGATAACGCCCACGGAGTTGCTCAGGCGCACGCCGTTTTTGAAGCCGTGGCCGCTGCGGCTGTATATCAGCATCACGTAGCCGGCGGGCACCTCAAAAGCCAGCCCGGTGCGGATGACCTCGCTGGTGCCGGGGTTCACGGTTAGGCCGTGGTTGAGATGGACGTCGTCCTCTAGCACGGAATGCAAATCAAAGCAGGCCGCGCCTGCTGTCTGGTGCACTGGGACAATGGCGTCCAGGTGCAGTTTTTTGACCTTGAGGGGGACGATTTGCATTTGCATCATTCTGCAGCCCCGCCTTCTGTGGATGATGTTGTTCCGACTTCCTCGACATCGACACCGGCCTTGGTCAGCGCGATCAGGTCTTCAGGCGTAGCCACGCGCACGCTGATGGTGCTCTTGGCGTGGTGGGCCACCGCTTGGTGCGATGTCGTGGCGCTGATGAGTTTTCGCGCGCCCGTGTTGTCGGTAGTTGCGTAGATGCGTTTGGATGACATTGAATTTCCTTGGGTGTCGGCCACTTTGGCGGCAGTGGCCGTGGGCCGTTATTTGGACAGGGATTCCACCAAAATCCAAGCAAGACCGAGTCCGATGGAGACTGCCAGCAAGTAGTCTTTCAACTTTTCGATTTGGCGTTCGCGTGGGGTCATTTCGTTGATGTTCATGGTTTCTCCTGTTGATGTAGTAATTCTACCGCAAAAATGTTGCCGCAACTCGCTGCGCCTTCTTTTTTGTTGTCGTGACAGCACACTTCCCGCATGGCTGAAACTGCACTATCCACCGCCTTCAATGGCGCCGCTCCGCAAGATGAGCGCTCGCACGCCATGCAAGAGGCGCAGCAGGCGGCGCTGCCCAAAAGCGTCACCGACATGATGCCGGTCGTGGAGTACATGCAGCGGCAGTACGAAGAGAGCGAGTTCGCAAAGTCGCTGGCAAAACCCAACGTCATACCATTCCCGAGCCGGGCCATAGCCGACGGCAAGGCCGGCATGCAGTCCGTGTGGGTGAACGACACCTATGGCAACGCCATGGGCGAGTGGCGTGAGCGCTGGTCGAACATGAGTTTTGACATGCTGCGCGGCATGGTGGACCAGACCCCAATTCTTTCTGCGGTAATCTTCACCCGCATTCGCCAGGTGAAGCGGTTTTGCCGCGTACCAGACGGTGGCAAAGGCCCCGGGTTTCAGGTTCGCCTGAAAGACCCCAATGCCAAGCTCGGCAGCGACGAGCAGCAATCCATCGCGCTTATGCAGGACTTCTTCACGCACAGCGGCTGGGAGCGCAACCCGCGCCAGCGCGCACGCCTGAAGCGCGACAACTTCTCGAACCTCATGGCCAAACTGGTGCGCGACAGCCTTACGCTGGACAGCGCGCCAATCGAAACCGAGTACAAGCGCAACAAGTCGCTGGGTATTGACGGCATGTATGCCGTGGACGGCGCTACCATCCGGCTTGCCAACGAGGTGGGCTACCGCGACGAGGATGAGATTTTCGCGCTGCAGGTGGTGGATGGGAACATCCGGGCCGCCTACACCCACGACGACCTGATCTACGTCCCGCGCAATCCCCGCACCGATGTTCTGGTGGGCGGCTACGGCCTGTCCGAGACCGAGCTGCTGGTGCGTGTGGTCACGGGCTTCCTTAACGCTTTCAGCTACAACACCAAGTATTTCGACAGCAACGCTATCCCCAAGGGCTTGCTGCACCTGACCGGCGAGTACAGCGACCAGGACATGGCCGCGTTCAAGCGGTACTGGAATTCCATGGTCAAGGGCATCAACAATGCCTGGACGCTCCCTGTGCTGGTGTCGAAGAACCAGGAGTCCAAGGCCGCGTTTGAAAACTTCGGCGTGGACGTGAACGAGATCATGTTCGCCAAGTGGATGACGTTCCTCACGTCCATCATTTGCGCGATCTACGGCATCGCGCCGGACGAGATCAACTTCGAGTCATTCACCTCTGGCACGTCTTCGCTGTCCGGCTCGGACACCGAGGAAAAGCTGATCAACTCCAAGGACAAGGGCTTGCGCCCGTTGCTGTCCCACTTCGAGGATTTGTTTTCCGACTACATTGTGTCCGAATTCGGCGACAAGTACGTCTTTCGCTGGACGGGCCTCGATGAAGAAGACCCCCAGATGCGCTGGGAAAAGGACAAGACCATCCTCACGCTCAATGAGGCCCGCAAGGCTCAGGGCATGGAAGAGGTCAAGGGCGAATGGGGCAACGCCCCGCTGAATCCGTCGCTGATGTCTGCGTGGCAGGCTGAAAACCAAGCCCAGCAGGAAGATTACGGCGCCCCCGGACCTGGTGGCGGACAGCCACCAGAGGAAGGCGGCGACCAGCAGGGCGAAGCACCCGAGGACGGCATGTTTGATGACGGCGGCCAGCCCGACCCCGGGCAGGATGATGGTCAAGACATGCAGAAGTCGTTTGGCCTGCCTGTTTTTACCGTGGAGCCCTGATGGCCAGCTTCAACGCCCCCAAGTCGCCAACCCAAAAGCAGGCGGCCACGCCAGCCGTGTGCCACGCGTTCCCGGGCGACGAGGTTTATTTTCACAAGGCCGGCACCCCTGTGTCCGGCAAGGTGCTTTGCGCCGGCCAGCACGGCTGCACCGTGGAGCACGGCGGCGCCCAGCATAAGGTCAAGTGGGAGCACATCGCCGGACACAAAAAGCGGGCCGTGCAGCGGTACCGGGTTCTGGAGGAAGGCTCCGACGGCATGATCGTGGCAGACTCGACGGGCAACCGCCGGTATGTCGGCATCCCGCCCGAGGCTCGTGGCGAGCGCCTGGCGCTGGACAAGCCCAAGGCCCGGCCGTCGTCTCTCGCCAAGTCTTTTCATTCGCCAGTCGTCAGTCTGATGCCTGCCGCGACCCGCGTTGACCTTCACGGGTTATCCGACCTGGCGAAGTCGCTGGACGGCATGGTGGTGGCTGTGCACCAGACCGCTGCGTCCGTAGCCGCCAGCGGGGCCCAGGACGCCTCCGCCATCGTGGCCCGACTGGATGGTCTGGCCGAGCTGCAGTCGCAGCTTGTGGGGGCCATTCATGCGCTCGCGCAAGCCCAGCCCGTCATCCACTTTGACCCGCGCATCGACGTCAAGGTGCCGGAGCAGGTCGCGCCTATCGTCAACATCACGGTGCCAGAGGCTCAGCCACCCGTGGTGCACGTCAACGTGCCCCAGCAGCCCGCGCCGGTCGTCAATATCGAGCCGATTGTGGTGCCTGCGCCAGTGGTCAATGTGGCGGCTCCAGACGTGCATGTGGCGGCGCCGGTCGTTAACATCGACCCCGTGGTCGTGCCAGCGCCCGTGGTCAACGTCGCGGCTCCTATCGTGAATATTGAGCCGGTCGTGGTTCCAGCTCCAAACGTGACGCTAGAATTGCCGGAGCCTCGCCGCATGGTCACCGAGATCGAGCGCGACAAGGACGGAAACATAACGCGAGCAGTTCAGAAGCAGGCGTAATTTACCGCTGCTTTTGGCATCCACAAGGGAACTACATGAGCAACATCTTAGATGAGAAACTGTCCTGTTTCGCGGTGGCCATTGGCGAGCAAATTGGCGAGCTCTTGCATTGCCTGGTGCAAGCCGAAATCGCGTCTCACATGCAGCGCATCAGCGACCTGCAGGCCGTCCTGAACGGCCAAGGTTGCTCCACCGATTCCCCCAGCACGCTGGAGAACGCAACGCCGCCCGCGTGAGAGGCGGTTTGTCCCCATCCCTAATTGGAAACACTTATGTCCACCACGTACAACGACGAACTGAATACGCTGATTAGCTGCATCTCCACCACCTTCGGTGATGAGATCGGCCAAGCGGTCCAAGATAAATTTGACCAAGTCCTCGCCCTGCAGGGCGCTGACCTCAACGCTATCAGCGCGCAAATCGCCACGCTGAATGCTTTGTTGGCAAGCAACACTGAAGGCGACCAGCTTACTGCCCAGTCCATCCTGGCCCAGTTGTCCGCATTGGACAACCGCTTGGACGTTCTGGAAGGTAGCACCGCTGTTGCCGACCTGGCTGCTGTTGTTGAAGCCATCCAGACCGCCCTGACCAGCGAAACCGCTGCCCGCGTTGCTGGCGACGATGCCCTGCGTAGCGACTTGGAGACCTTGGAGGCCACGGTCGCCACGTTGACCCAGCAGATCGTTACCATTCAGACGGAAGGCACTGGCGGCACCGGTGGTGACTGCGATTGCGTTGCCCTGACCGCTTCGATTGCTGACCTGACCAACAAGGTCACCAACCTCGAAGCCTCCGACGCACAGCAGTCCGTTCGCATCACCGCTCTGCAAGACGCGGTTGCCGGCCTGAGCGTCAGCGCTGCCTCCATCGCCGCCGCCCAAGCTGCTGCCGACGCTGCTGCTACTGCAGCTGCAGCCGCTGCAGCTGCCGCTGCCGCTGCCCAAGCAACTGCAAACAACGCCGCTGGTGTTGCTGCTGGTGCCGCTGCTGCTGTGGCTGCTCTGGAAGTATCCAACGCCGCCGCTCACGACACGTTCATTACTGTGGACATGATCAAGAACGTGAACTGCGTGGTGCACGGTCAGTCCTTCCGCACTGCTTTGCGCGGCCGTTTGTTCGGTCTGGCTGGCGGTAACGGCCAAGGCAACTAAGCCATAAGGGCAGGGGCATGAACCCGGTTCGTATCTCCACTGTCCGCTTGCAACGACTTGCTACGTGCAAGTCTTGCGACCAGCGCATTCCGCTGGGTTTGGGGGTAGAGGGGTGCAAGCTGTGGAATTGCTCCTGCCCGATTCTTACTAAAACTTGGCTGCCGCAAACTCGGTGCCCCCTTAATAAATGGGTCGAATGATGGCTAACTTCACGGTCACGAGCGCGCAGCGCATCACCGAACTCGCGGGTAAGTCTGGCGCAGACAGCTACAGCGTCAACGGCGGAAAACTCACGATTGATTGCGACAGCCGCTACGGCCCGAACCAATCGGCAACAGGTGGCCCACTCGGGCACATCACAGGCTCCGGCACCTTGGGTGGCGAGCTTTTCATTGATTCCAGCGCGGTGCGCTTGATCCCATTTTCTGCTGGCTCCGGGCGTGTGCCCGATGCTGGCTCCGTCATCACGCAGGGCGCGGCAACGGCTGAGCTGCTGTGCGTGATGGCCAATAAGACCGGTGGCGATGTTCACACCGGCAACATGCCCAATTCCGGCTGGCTCAAGGTGCGCGGCACGGGTTTCGCCGCTGGCGCCCTGACCGGCATCAATGCCACAGCCACAGACCCGGACGAGACCGGCTGGATGGTTGTCGTTGGCGCCGAGGGCAAGTCCATCGTGATGGGCCGCCGCGGGCTGCTCAACGTCAACAACGGCGCGGCTATTTGGTTTGCGGCTGGCGTCACCAGTGGTGCACGCGGGCAGACCATCCAGCTCCCACACTTCAGCGCCGACGGCGCCACCCACTACCCAGGCGTTGAGATTGAGACCGCCCCAGGCTCGGGCGTGTACGCCTTCTGGGCCAACGTTGGCACCAAGTTCAAGAGCACACTCATCTCCGACGACAGCCGCAGCCGCTACGTGCATATCAGCGCCACAGGCCTGGTGACGCTGGGGCGCGGCACGGACAACCAAAATGCGGGCGATCTGCCTGCTACTGGCTGCTTGGTGCGCGTGCCTAACCTGATCCTGCAGAGCTGTGGCGGCAACAAGGCCGTGAACAGCGACCCCAACGATTCGCTGTCAAGCCGTTACAAGACCTCGTTCGCCTTCGGCGGCAATTTGCGCCACGGCGGCAGCACTGGGGCGTGGTACTGGACGCTGGCCCAGCCGCACAGCGTTGCCATCAAAGACCTGCACACCTGCGACCAGTTCGCCATGAGCCGCTGCGCGACGCGCCCCGAGATTGACGGCCTGTTTGTGGGCTTGTCCACCAAGAACAGCTTTGCGGCAGTTAGCCCGATCAGCATCACGCAGTGCGTTGCCGGTGGCATCGTGGGGCGGATTGGCGGCGTTCGCGCCGAGTGCACCGGGCCCAGCCACTACTCCCTGTATTTCAGCAACCTTGGCGGCGCGTGGACGTTCGACAGCCTGCGTGGCGCCTTCGCCAGCGACTGCACCTCTGTTGCGGGCTCTGCGTTCTTCAACGCCTGCGAGCACGTGACGGTCGAAGCGGCTGAGACAGTCGGCAAGCGCGTACTGGTGAACAACGGCTCCAAGGTTCGCATCAAGCGCCACACCTACGCCGACAACGTTCGCGGCACCACGCTCACCACGTCAGCCTCCCATGCCGTCGAGGTGCTTGGTGCCACCGATTGCGAGGTGCTGGACTTCCGCAATTGGCCCGGCGTAGCCAACGTCCACCCGTACAGCGGACTGGTGTACGCCAGCACCACCCGCAACCTGATTGCTGGGCACGTCGGCTCCGGTGCCACCCCGTACAACGCCGGCACCGTGAACGTGATGGGCCAGTTCTTCAGCGACGGCGGCAACAACATTGACGCATGGCTGCGCCGCTCCTGGCTCACCGCGCTGCGCTCTGGCCTTGTGCTGCCCAACAGCTCGTCAACCGGCCATAAGCAGGAAAACTGCTACACCGCCGACGCCAGCAAGACCCAGGCGCCAACCCAGTGCCGGGCTATCAGTCGCGGCAACCGCCACAACGGCGGCTCTGTGCCCACCAACTACACCGGCACCTATGGCACGCCATTCTGGGACGCATTCACCGGCGATACCACGGCGCGCCTGGTCGTCGCCTTCACCGAGCCAATGGCCAGCGACGGCACGTACACCCTGCAGGCCGGCAACCCGCAATTCACGGGCTCAGGCGGCATCGTCATGGCCCAGGGCGACGCCGCCGTGTGGGAAATGCCCGCGCCCATGCTTGGCTGGACCGGACTGACCGGCTTTGCCGTGTCTGGCAGCAACACCGCGCTACACACCGTCGAGTACGACATTGACCGTGGCGCTGGCTTCACTGGCGCCTACCAGGTGCTGACCACGGCGCGACTGGCAGCCGAGCAAGTCACCCCAACCGGCTTCCGCCTACGCCTGCGCATCACCTGCACGGCCAGCAACTACAGCAACCAGCTCACCAGCGTTCGCATCGACGGCTCCACAACTCTGGTCGCCCAGAATGCCGCGCTGTACCCGCTGGATGTGCCACATGCATCACTCATGCTTACCGGCCTGCAGTTCGGCAGCCACATCGCCGTGGCGCTGGACGGCGACACCGTGTTCTCGGGCTCCAGCGTGACCGCCACGGCATCCATCAGCTACCCAGACCGGGCCGCGCGGGATTGCGTGGTCACCATCACCAAGGCGGGCTACCACACCGAAACGCTGACCGTGCCTTACGCCCGCAGCATCCTGATTCCAGTGCACCAGCACGAGGCCGTGCAGGCTGAAACCGTGGCAGAAACTGGCGACTCCGCCGATATTGCCGCCGCCGTGCAGGCCCGTCTGCTGGACGACTTCGCGGCGATTGACGCCCGCCTGTCGAACCAGATGCACGACGCCTACGACCCCAACAAGCAGTGGTATGTCATCACCCGCAACGGCGAGAAGCTGATCGGCGTCACCACCGATGACCCCACCGATATCGAGTGGCCCGAGGGCTATTCCATTGCCCAGATGAGCGGGCAGGTACCCGACCTCAACTTCAACGTGTGGGACTACGGGTTGGACCAATTTAAGAGCAGTCTTCCCACCCGCGTGGCGTTCCTGTCGCGCTTCACCGTGGCCGAGCTGGTGGCGATCCGCGCCAGCACCGACCAGGTGGTCAAGGACATCATGGCCCGCATCGACGTGCTCCGGTACATCAACTTGCAGGAGCAGCTCACCGTTGACTCGGTGGCCTACTTCGCACAGGTCGGCCTGATCGCTCCTGAGCGCGCCGCCGAGGTGACCGCTTAATGGCGGCAGCCAGCTACACCACCGACCTGTCCACCCTGTCCACGGCGCAAGCCACGACGGGTTGGACAGAGCCGGGCACGTGGACCGCTGGCCAGACGCCATCGGTCGAGACCGACTACTTTATCAACGGCACCAGCTGCATTTCCAAGACGTACAACGCCACCGGCTTGGGCGGACTGGTTTACACCGCTGGTGCAGGTGTGACTGTCCCGACCGATGGCGCGTTTCTGGCGTGGCAGTATTTCAGCTGCCAGAACGCGCTGGCCACTGGTGCCAACGGCGGCATTCGCCTGATCGTTGGCTCCAGCACTGCCGCATTCAAGGCATGGAACCTTGGCGGCTCCGATGTGCACACCGGCAAGCTCTGGCAGAACCTGGCCGTGGACCCTAGCCTGACGGCCGACTACACCGTGGGCGCTCCAACCGCCACGCTGCTGACGTTCGGCTGGGCCGCCAACAACGCCAACCCTGTGACCAAGGGCAACCCGTTCGCCGCCGGCGCGCTGCGATATGGCCGCTGCGAGTCCCGCTTCAACGGCGGCGACCTAGCCAACGGCTACGCCACCTTCGCTGGCTACGCGACTCAAAACGATAGCGTAAGCAACCGGTGGGGCCTGATTGAAGCGGTGCCCGGCGGGTACCAGTTCAAGGGCCTGATGGTGCTCGGCTACACCAGCGCGGTGGACTTCCGGGATAGCAACACGCAAATCCTGATCGACAACACCACCAAGGTTTCAGCCAACTTCAACCGGGTCGAAATTCGTAATGCTTCGAGCCGCGTGGATTGGACCGGCATTTCGTTTCTCGCCCTGGGCTCCGTTTCCAAGGGCCGCCTGCAAGTCGTGGACAACGCATCCGTCAACATTGACGCCTGCTCGTTCACCGGCATGGATACCTTCGCTTTCCTGAGCAACAGCTTTCTGATCGACACCACCTTCCGCCGCTGCGGGATCGTGACGCTGGGCGGCGCGACCTATGACGGCTGCACATTCGACCGCCCGACCGGGTCCACCGCCGTCACCGGAACCCCAGCCCAGTGCGCGCTCGTGACCAACACCCAGTTCGTCAGCGACGGAACCGGGTACGCAATCGAGATCACTGGGACGGCGGCCAGCCTGACGCTCACAAACGTAGGCTTTACAGGCTACGCGGGCGCCAACGGAAGCACGGGCAATGAGGCGGTTTTCGTCAACATCGCCAGCGGTACAGTCACTATCAACATCAGCGGCGGCAGTACGCCAACCTACCGCACGGCTGGCGCGACGGTCGTTGTTGTCAGCTCAGCCACCAAGACTTTTACAGGTCTACCGGTCGGTACCGAGGTGCGCGTGCGCCGCGGCAGCAAGACCTTGGCGGTCGACGGCAACGTCACCACCGGAACATACATTTACAGCTACACGCCCGATGACAAGCCCGTGACGGTACAGTTCACGCTGCCCGGGACCGTGTTCGAGGACATTGTCGTCACGTTAAACGCAAACAACCAAGAGCTGCCAGTAACATCGGCGCCGGACCCTTCGTATTCTGCAACCTGATAGGAGCCCATCATGGCAAAAATCACCACCAAAGCTGGGCTAACGCTTGGCACCAACCTTAAATTTCATATCGCCGACAAAAGCGGCACTGATATTTCGATCACCAAGTCGGGCGCAACCCTGACGCTTGGCACCACGGCTGCCAACTTCACGGGCTCCAGCGAGACTGCTGGCGTAGTGAACCGTGCCATTGCCATCGGTGACGTGATCAAACTCAGCAACACAGGTAGTGCTGCAAACGAGGGATTGACCGCGACGGTGTCTGCCGCGAGCGCGACCAGCATCACGGCAACCATCGTCAGCGGCACTGGTGCAACGGAAGCCGCCGGGGCCGACATCAACATCGTGGCCATCAAGAAGACCTACCAGTTCTTGGCGGCTGGCGGGTTGTCTTTCATTGATGGCGTGCAGGGTATTATCCTGGCATCCAAAATGGTCGACTTGTGGGACACCAGCGACCTGGATAAGTACGATCCTGCCTTCACGTCTATTGAGCCTCGCGCCAAGTCGATTGCCTCGATCAACGGCTGGGAGCCGCACGACGCCAGCACAACCAACGCGATCCGCGATACGGCGCTGGAACTCCGCCCCAGCAAGACCGCTGCGGCCACCAAGATTTATGCCCTGCTGCGCTCCACCAGCAACGCGCACGCGCCATCCGACCAGATCACTTACTGGCCCAGCTCGGATTCCGAGCTGACCGCGCCCAATAACTTCGTGATGACCGGCTACGCCAACCAGTTGGTGTTGTTGTACGACTACAACGGCGGCGCCCCAGTTGATAAGCGCGGCACCTGGTACACGCGTCTTGCTATCGAAGGCAAGACCATCATCATGGAACAGCACGCGTTGAACTACGCCGAGATTATCCCAATCTCAGCAGCCAACGCAATCGACCCCAAGTTGATCGTCGCGGACGCAACCATTGCTGCTGGCGGTATATTTGCCAACATCACCTACAACCTGGACGTGGATAGCATCTACTCCGGCAGCGTGGACGGCACACCGTACAACTTCACTGGTTATGTTGACGGCGACCTGCAGACCAACGAATCCGTCCACCAGAAGATCAACTACCTGTGGCGCCAGCCGACCAACGTCAACAGCGACGGCACAGGCTCAACCAAGCGCGGCGACAAGCAGTGGCCGCTCACCGTGTTCTCCGGTGACGCTTTCACCGTCAAGGCGTACCTGCTGGACTACAAGGCCAGCCAGCGTAACAACCTGACGCTGGTGGATTCCACTGGCAATAATCGCGCATGGCCCGCCATCTATACGTTGACCCCTTCGGCTCCTTCTTTGGCTGTCGGCGGCACGTTCTCGCTGATCCACGAGGACTCATTCGGCACCGCAACCCCGGTGTACCTGAAGAACGAGGCTGGCACCGACCAGAAGGACATCACCATCGCTGCATCGCAGGATATTGTTGTCGCGTACTCAACGTACAATAACGGCGGCCACCCACCAAACACACCGATCCCGTTGCGCCTGACTTGGAACCGTCCCGGCTTTATTGAGCCCGAGAATACGGCCTTCACGCTTGGACCGGCTAACATGGGTGTGGCCATCAGTCCGACGGCAGACCCGTCCTACACAGCGGCTTAAATTGGAGTAACCGATGGGCACGGATTCATTCGTTCAGGTACCCCCTGACAGCACCGGCAAGAAGCTTTTTTCGCAGCAGCATGTCGTCGGCGCCGACACCGTTCAGGCCCAGGTTCTCCATCTGGCCGACCGGGAGACGCCCGGCAATATGCTGGCGGTCGACGTTCAGGGTTCAGCCTCAGTCCGTTTTGCGGAAGGGCAGCCAACGCTGTCCGGCTTCGGCTCTCTGAAGGTCAGCGCCGCCCGCGCGCTGGGTGTTTACGAGAGCAGCCTCGACACCTACGAGGCGCTGTTCTCGACGGTGACGGCCAACGGCGGCGCATCGAGCTACACGCCATCGGAGTCGAGCCAAGTGCTCAGCGTCAATGGCGCGGCAGGCAGCCGCGTGGTGATGACAACCAACCGTTATCACTACTACGAACCAGGCAGCTCCAACCTGTTCTTGGAGACAATCGCGCTGAGCGACACCGGAAAGGCTGGCAACTCGCGCCGTTGGGGCGGCTTCGATGACAACGATGGCGTGTTCTTCGAGCTGCAGGGCACGACCTTAAATGCCGTGATCCGCAACAGCACCAGCGGCTCTGTGGTGGAGACTCGCGTCCCCAGCACAGCGTGGAGCGGCGACCGTCTTGATGGCACAGGCCTGAGTGGATACGCCGTGAACCTGACCGGGATCAACGTCTACTGGATCGACTACCAGTGGCTTGGTGCTGGCCGCGTGCGCTTTGGCGTGTTCGCGCCAGATGGCTCTCGCGTGACGTGCCACACATTCCAGAATGCTGGCGCCCACACTCTGCCGTATATGCGGACTGGGACGCTGCCGGTTGCTCTGGAAAACATCAACACCGGCGCCACTGGTTCTTCGAGCGAGCTTCGGTCCGTTTGCTCGGCGGTCTACACCGAGGGCGACTTTGCGGACTACGCGTTCTGGCGCTTCGCGGACGTGGACCGCGTGCTGACCGGCGTGACCGCCGATACCGTCGCCTTCAGCATCCGCACGCTGGCTACCTACAACGGCAAGCACAACAGCGTGGTGGTGTACCCTGAGACGCTCAACGCGTGGTGCGACCAGCCGGTGGCCGTCACGCTGTGGCAGAACACGGCGGTCACTGGCGGCACGTGGGACGCTTTGGCGTCGGCCTGCGAGGTCAACTACACCGGAGCGGTCGATACGTCGGCAGCGCAACGGTTCAAGACGATCTACTTCGGCGCTGGCGCTAATGCGTTCGACCTCGATCAGTATTTCGAGAAGAACGACGAGGGCATCATGACGGCCGCGAACGGCCAGCCAGAGGTGTGGTCGGTGCTGGTTACGCGCCTGACGGCGAGTGCCACAAGCGCCAGCTTGAATCTGGGCTACAAGGAGCTTTGGTAATCGATGGCCGCTCTAGTCTGGGGCGCATGGGGGGCTGAGTGGGCGCAAAACAAAAAGGTCGCCTTCAACGGCCTGGCGCGCACAATCACCGTTAATAGCGACGTGACCGCCCTCAATCTCCAGACCGATGTGTGGTCGCGCTGGGTGGATTGGGCCGCGCTGCCCGGGAACGACTACCACACGCTGGCCATGCGCCGCACTGGCTACGACTCCATTCCTGGCGGTCGCTCGGGTTTGATCTACTTCCTGCAGAATGGCTGGAAGCTGATCATCGACATGAACAAGGTGCGCGTGACCGGCGTGCTCTATTCGGACGACTTCGAGACGGCTTACTGGGCGGCTGATGGTCAGCCAATCTACCCAGCCACTGTGTCGGCGCTGGTGAACAACTCCGTGAGCTATCAGAACGTGGTCACGGGCACGGCGCTCACGCCGGAACAGACCGCGTCTGCGGTGTGGAGTGCCGCACAGCGCAGCCTAACGGAGAGCCTCGATCCCGGCCTTGTGCAGATCGTTGCCGCTGTGGTTGCCGCGCTGCAGGCCGCACCGCTGCCCGTCAACATGGTGCAGGTCAGAGGACAGGAGCTGGGTGGAACGGGTAGCGACACGGACCCTTGGGGACCGGGTGCTTAAATGGCTTCCGCATGGGGCCTGTCATTCGGCAAGGCATTTGGCAATTCATTTGGCCGGATGCTCGCCGCGCCAGACCCTCTGCCGCCTGCGACCGTTTACGACTGGGCGCCAACGGGAACGACAAGCACCGGAAACAACAGCACATATCTGGCGCGCAAGCGCAGGCAGCAGGACGACGAGGCACTTATTTTGATGCTACTTGGAATTAATAGCACGCCCTAGAACACCTGAAGTCTGGCAGGTCCGGCGGGGGCTAAGCCGCCGGGAGAACTTTCGACCCGCTCATCCGGGTTCCTCGGCTGGTAACAGTCCCAGGCAGATGCGCTGAGAACGCTCCCGCCAGCGGGTTCACCCGTAGTCGAATGGTGGGTGAGAATGGTGGCGTGTTAGTAGCACGCCACCATTTTTTCTTGGTTGATGTAACAACGCAGTAAATTTGTTGTATAGTTTGCTTTGCCGACCAGCAAGCAATTCAGTTGCTTGCCATGGTGCCGGATAGCGTAACCGGCAGGCTGGGGTTTCCCGGCTGATGCGCGTGAAAGCCGCGACAACCTTCCGGGGGCGGGGCCCGGAGCCATCAAGCGTGATGACTGATCGAATAGCGTAGCCGGTGCGCGAGTAGTCCGGCGATCTTAGTCGTCACACTTGATGGTGCGAAGTACAAGGACTATCACGCTCCAGCAAAGCGAAACGCTGGTTTGTACCGGGCTGGCCGGGAAAGTTGAACACACAGTGCGTCAAAGTAGGGCGCAGGCCAGCAAAACGTACTTGACAGCCGGAGAGACGGCACCCTCACATAGCCTTATGGGTCGAACCCAGCAGCGCGAAGCCCGGAATGCGATGTCCGGTGAGGCTATGTGATGGTCGAGAAAAGTCGGCTGGATCGCTGCTGCAGCAGCTCCGAAGGAAGGCATGAGTATCAACCATCAACCACCACGCAAGTGGCCGGCCTTTCCTCCCTGGGCCGGAGCCTTTAACCCGGCCTCGCGCCGGGTTTTTTTTGTCGTGACGCGACACTGCCCGAATGGGCTTATTCCTTGATCTCTTGCATGTACCGATCCGCGCCACCAACGATATGTTGGAGGGGCTCTACAAGGCGCTTTCCGACGGCCACGACCACGGGTCTGAAGGAATTTGGAAGCCCCACGATTCACCATTGGTGCGCCGCCTGATCGAGCTGTTTACCGAGCGCGGCCTCGCCCGTCTGGACGCCGTGCACCAGCAGCTGCTGGCGTGGCAGTCTGGCGCCAACCACATTCCCACTGCATCCATCCAGCCAACGCCGCCCGGCACACTCGCTCGCTGGAACGAGGCGGAGCTGTCCTTGGCGCGCCTGTACCTCGAAAGCCTGCCGCCCGCCGTGTGGACGTTGGACGACCACATGATCGCCATCGAGTACGTCGTGCAGCGGCACCTGCCCGCTGGCGAGCTCGTGGCCGAGGCCGACTGGCTCGCCACCAAGGCCACGATGATGGGCAAGGTGCAGGCAAACCTCGAAGGCAAGACGCCCACAGCGAAGCAGGCCGACGCCATCCTGGCTGTGTTGCCGTCAGCTGCGGCGCAAGCCACTGCGCTGTCTGCCGCCACACAGGCCGTGCTCACGTTCGCGCGCGCGCGTGCCGCTGAGCACGTTCAGGCCCTGTCCGACAACACCCGCCACCGCCTGCGCGCCGTGGTGGTCGCCGATCTGGAGCAGCGGGCGCTGGGCAACCTGCCGCCCGGCACCAGCAGCCTGCAGACCAAACTGCTGGACGAGTTCGGCGCCCTTAATCGAGACTGGCGCCGCATCGCTGTCACCGAGGCCGGCGAGGCCCAGTTGCAGGGCTACATCGCCAACCTGAAGCCCGGCACCAAGGTGCAGCGCGTCGAGCGGTACGAGGGCGCGTGCGCCTTCTGCCGCAGCATCGATGGTCGCGTGGTCACGGTTGTCGCCGCCGATCACCCGGACAAAAACCCCGACACCATGATCTGGCCGGGAAAGAACAACGTCGGCCGGTCCGCATCCCCCAAGAAGCGCGTCGGTGACGTGCTGGTGGACCGCGAGCCAGACGAGATGTGGCAAATCCCAGCCGGACTTGCTCACCCGCATTGCCGTGGTCGCTGGGTACCCGTGATTGAGGACGCCCCAGGCGACGACCCGGCTTTTGCGGATGAGCTGCGGGCTATTCTTGGCGGCGCTTGAATTGCGCCGGGGTTTCCCCTTGGTCGCGCCGAAACACCCGCGTCATGTGGGACTGGTCTGAAAATCCGCACGACGCCGCCACGTTTGCGAGGCTGCAACGCCCGGCAGCCAGCTTTCGCTTGGCGCACTCCATTTTTTGTTCCAGCACGTACTCCATGGGAGTCTTGCCCGTAACGTCGCGGAAGACTCGGGCGAAGTGAAAGCGGCTCATGCAGGCGCAGTCGGCCATCTCCGACAGACTTGCATTTATTCCCTCGTCCGATTTTGCAAACGTCTTTGCGCGCTCAATGCGAGCGCGTTTGTCATTCCCCACCCTTGCCCCCTGTTTTTGTTGTGGCGCCGCGTAAGAACACACAATTTCGGCGAAGTCTCTCATCCAAAAGAATCATGGTGTCGTGACCGTATCCTCTGACGATGCGGCAAATCCCACGACTTCTCATCAAGGCCGACGCAATTCCGGCTGACGCCCACTGGATCACAGTCCATCCAAACGGCCCCGGGTCGAAGGGTCAGGCCGTGCTCATCCAGCCGCACCCGGATGGCTCTGCTCGCGTCATTGGTGGCGCTGGCGGCAGCTTGAACTACCTCAAGCTGCGAGGCGTTAAATCGCACTCTGATTACAAGGCTGAAGCCGGGAAAAAGGCCGCCGATAAGCGTGTTGCACGCAAAGAACAAACCGCCGCTGACAAAGCCGCCGGCATCCATGGTGCCAAGGAGCAGGTCCGCAAGGACATTGCAGAGCAGCGCAAGAAGGCCGAGCAGTCGGTTATCAGCGCCGTCGCCAAAAAGGCAGGCTGGGCTCCCGAGGACATGGAGTTCCCCGAGGCCGACTACGAGCATTTATCCGAATCAGCGCGCGACAAGGTGCGGTCAAAATTCCACCGCGACCTGCTCAGCAAGGCCAAGGAGGTAATCCAGCAGAGCCGTCAAATGCTGGTGATAAGCCCCGCCGCGCGTGAAGAGGCCGGCGTTGGCGAGGTTCCGCTGTTCTCCGATTCGCCTGATGAGGTGTCTGCCGCCGACCTTGACCCTGTTCGTCCGGTTGGTGCTGGGCTGGGGTTCCAAGCCGACTACAAAGGTCGTGCCGAGGCTGCCGGGCTGTCGCAGGAGAATCTCGAAGCCGAAGCGGCCGAAGTGAAAACGGGCGGCATGACGCCCGAGCAGCGCCAGAAGGCACTGGCAAAAGGCGACGCCGCCAAACTAATCAAACAGGAGCTGGCTGGCATCAAGGAGCCCGCTGCACCAAAGGCTGACGCCAGCCTGATTTCCGCCAAGGACGCCCTCGATCTGGTGAAGGAGGGCAAGAAGCTCGCACTCATCGAAAAGGCCGCCCGAGAGGCCAACGCCGACGTGGACAAGTCACCCGTGGAGCCCAAGGCATTCGTGCTGGAGACTACGGACGACGTGGACGCTTCGGTGCAGGAAGACCTCAAGAACGACCTACGCACCGCTCAGACCCGCGCTTTTCTGTCCGAAGTTGGCAAAATCGCAGGGGCTCAGCCAAACGAGACCTTGGGTGGGCACATGGGCGTTGGGGCGTACAACAGCATCAACGCACTGGCTATGGCCGTGGGTGGTGACGCCCTCGTGGATCGCTCCGTGGTGGACGTGCTGGGTGTGGCTGGCGCCGCTCAGGTGCTGGCGCGCCGCCTGCACTCCGACCTCAATCCTGACGAGGTTCAGCACGTCGCCGAGGGCATCCAGGACTGGCACGTCAACCACTACATGGCCACCAGCACCAAGGCGCTGAAGCAAGCGCGGGAGCTGACCGACGCCGCGGCCGCCATCGACCTCTCGGACGAGGCCAAAACAGGCGCCGACCTAGCGGTGGCCCAAGAGCTGAATTCGCGCCGCCGCGCTGCCGTCGGGGATGCTCAGCGCATCTTGGGGCAGGCATTGGGCGAGATGGAGGCGAACGCCGCACTGGTGGTTGCCATGAAAGGCCCGGGTTCCGGCGACTTTCAGGTATCCCTTGGCAACACGTCGCCCGAGGCTGCGATCACGCAGGTTCGGGCGATTGGGCTCCAGCCCGGCGACTACGAGCTGGAGAAAGTCGGTGGCGACACATTCCTCACCGTCACGCCTGCTGGCATGGCGCGCCTTGCCAAGCCCGTTGCGCGCGAGGACATTGCCCAAGTGCGGCGCAATCTGGCAATCATGCGCGGCGACCACGACGAGGACGGCTGGCTACCCATGGGCGTCGCCAATCGGCCCGACATGGTCATGGACGTGAAGTCTGGCGTGGCCGAGCGCATGGCGCAGCCGTTCCAGCCTGGTGAAGACCTGCAGGCCAGCCTGAAGACCTATATTGGGGCGCGGGCCGCAGACGGCGACGCTCCAGCCGACATCCTGTCCGACGTTCAATCCGCCGACTTCTTCCAAAAGGTCGGGGCAGGGCGCACGGAGGAATACCGCGCTGCGCTGGACGCCGTGGCCCCACTCAAGGGCGCGGACGGCAAGCAGCAGCGCGCTGAGGCGCTGGCTGACACCTTCGATAAATACGCCGACAGCCACGTGGCCGCCTTGGGAGGCGAGCGCACCACGCTCAACCGGCAGAAATTCCAGATTGACCAGCACTCTGTGGACGCGCTCCACCGTGCGCTGGCGGAAACCCCAGAGGGCACCGCCGCCTACAAGCAAATCGGCGAGCTGACCAACAAGGACCAATCTGCCCTGCGCGAGCATTTTTACCGCCACATCGCCCGTGAGGACGCCGCCGCTGGTGCCATGCGCAAGGAGCTGGAGGAACACATCGCCGGCGAGCCCGAGAAAGAGTCTACCGATATGTTCGGGGACACTGTGCCCAACCCTGATTGGCAGGACTGGAAAACGCACCGCGACGGCATGGCTGCCAAGCTCAACGCCAGCAGCCTCACGTGGTCCAAGTACCTCAAGACAATGGGCGGCAACGAGCGTGCCTACGAAGCCGTGCAGGACGTTATTCGCTCGAAGATGGCCAGCTCGTTTATCGACGCCCACAACAAGCTCAACCCGGACGCGCCCATGAAGCTGGGCAAGCGCACCATCCGAAACAACCTCAACCACTTGGACGCCGTTGACCCAGCCGCCCGCGAGGCTCGGCTGGCAAAGGACAAAGAGCTGGTGGACCGGCTGCGCAACCGGGTGGGTGGCAAGTATTCCAGCGGCTCAGTTGCCGACAAGATTGACGCCGCCAAGCAGGAGCAGGCCGCGTTTGAGCAGGCGCAGATGGGGTTCTTTTCGTCCGAGGACGCACCGGAGTCCACTGGACCCGGTCAGGACGGCGCTCCCGTGCCGCTGGGGGCTGACGAGCGCCACACCTTGGGGCACGCCGCCGAGCGGCAGATTGCGGCCATGGTGGGCCACGTTGGCGAGAATTTCAAACCCGGCCAGCCCACGAAGCTATGGGGCGTATCCATGTCGGGCAAGTACGCCGCCCAGCAGCGCGCGATCAAGCTGGTAGCAGCCAATAAGCGCGCCATGCTGGCCGCCGGTGCCGGGTCAGGCAAAACCAACATGATGCTCGGTTCCCACGCGCACCTGTCTGGCATGGGAAAGGTCAAGCGGTCGATCATGATGGTGCCATCCGTCGTGCAGGGCCAATTCTCCGGCGAGGCATTGCGCCTGCTGGAACCCGGCAAGTTCAAGACCCACATTCAGCCCGGGGCGAGCCAGTCCGAGCGCATCGCAGCCTACAAGGACGCCGGCACGCACATTTGCGTCATGACCCACCAATCCTTCCGCGACGACATGGTGCACCTCGGCGCCAAGCACGCCGGAATTGACGAAGGCGCCATGACGGCGAAGCTGCAGAGTATGAGCACCGACCAGCGGCGCGATTGGGCGGCTGGCGTGATGGGGAAAGAGGGTATCAACTTCGACGCTTCGTTTGTGGACGAGTCCCACGACACACTAAACCGGGCGGGGAAGGAAAATTCCAGCCTGGCCAACGTCATCGAGGCGGTCGGCCACCACACACCGTACCACGTGCTCTCGTCAGGCGACCCGGTAAAGAACGACGCCAGCGAGATTCACTCGATGCTGCAAAAGATGGACCCCAGCCGCTACGGCGACCGGGCGGCCTTCATGCGCCGCTATGGCGCTGACACCATCGCCAGCAAGGAGGCGCTGCAGCGGGAAATGGCCCGCTACGTGTTCCCGACCTCCATCACGCCCGACGTCGCCGTCAGCCGCAGCACGGAGACCGTGCCGCTGTCCAAGGGGCAGCAACAGGCTCTTGGTGAGCTCGACAAGCACCTGGCCCGCGCTCGCCTGGCGCAGCGCGCTGGCAAGGTGGACGTGGAGGCCGTGCGCCACATCTCGCCCGGTTCGTTTGATGGTGTTCCCGAGGCGGAGCACGAGGCCGTGGCCGCCAAGCTGCAGAAGGCCGTGGGCATGCTCAAGTCGTCGGCGGTGAACCGCGTTATCAACACCCACCCCGACAACGCCAAGGTGCAGCGCGCCGTGGAGATGGTGCAGGCGCGGCCGGGCAAGCAGGGCGTGATCTTCGCCCGCAACCGCGAGGCCGTCAGCCAGTACAAGGCAGCCATGGAGAAGGCCGGGCGCAAGGTAGTGGTCATCACAGGCAGCGACAGCGCCAAGGAAAAAGACGCCAAGCGCCGAATGTTCAACCCGGAGCAGGGTGAGGCGCAAGCCGACGTGTTGATTGCGTCCGATGCTGGTGCCGTGGGCATGAACCTGCAATCGGGCCAGTTCCTGATCCAGCACGATATCAGCCAGACGGCCAAGACGCACAGCCAGCGGAATGCCCGCATTCACCGCCTGGGGCAGAAGAATGGCGTGGAGCTGATCGACCTGCAGGGTGACCACCCGGAGGAACGCCGCAGCCGCGAGCGACTGGACCGCAAGTACGGACTCAAGAATATGATGGCTTCGCCGCTGGATGGGCTTGACGATACTGGCGTGGCTGGTGCCATTGCGGCCCGGCGCGCGGCAGCGCAGTCCGACCAGCAGGGTTTGTTTTGAGGTAACCTCACGCCATGAGAACTCTTGCCGCACTAATCCTTGCATTCGCCGCAACCGGCGCAGTCGCCAATACCAGCGCCTGCTACAACATCCAGGACGCCGACGCCCGCACTATGTGTCTGGCGCGAGCCCACCGGGAGCCTAGCCAGTGCTACTCGATCCAGCGGGCCGACCTTCGGTCGCAGTGTCTCGCTGAGGTGCGCAAATGAAGAAGCACATCGAGAACACCCGGGCTCACTTGGGTGAGCTGCACAGCCTGGCCGCCAAGACCGAGGCCGCCGAGCGCCGCATCCTGCAAAGCGCAACGTCCCGTCTTGACGAGGTGAATGCCGCCATCGAGCGCCTGCACCCCGGCGTCGAGACTGCACCCGATGCGTCGCAGGAGCGCTATCTGTCCCTAATTAATGAACGCGGCCAACTCGGCACCGTTATTGCGAAGGCACGGCAGGCGTTGGGCGAGTAAATCCGGGTCGTCACCCGCGCCGTCAGTCGTGACGCAAGAATTCGCTCATGACCAGCGAAGCGCAGCTGATTGCGGACCTCCCCGATTACCTCAGTATCGAAATGATGCTGAAAGCCACGCCTGCTCAGGAAGGCGGGAGTCGATTCGTCTATCTGGAGGCTTCCCGCGAGGCGCGAGACCAGCAGAACGAGATTGTTCTGGCAAAGGCTCTTGAAGAGTCGGCCGGGCACTACCTCAAGTTCGGTAACATCGACCTCGACCACAAATCAATGCCAGCCGTCGCCAAGATGTACGGCATCGACAACCCAGAGCACTGGGAAATCGGCACGCCAGTTGATGTCCGTGTGAGCGGCGCATCTACCTTCGTGAAGGCTCAACTCTTTACCGGCGACACGCCACTAGCCAAGCGCGCAAATGAGGTGTGGGACAGCATGACGAAGCTGAGCCCGCCCCGCAAGTGGTACCCCAGCGTTGGCGGCAAGGTGTTAGCCAAGTCCACCCGCATCGACCCCGATACCGGCGACCGCGTTGGCGTCGTCAGTGGCGTGCGTTGGACAAACATCGCACTTAGCCAGCACCCGGTGAATCAAACCGTCGGTGGTGTGTCTACGATCCCTTTCGGTGTCCTGGCGAAGTCCTGGGGCGCGGGCGGCTTCGATATGGCCAAAGCCCTCGAAGCCTCTTACGCCACGGATGCCACAGCAAAAACCGGCGGAGCCGCTCTGACCACTCAGTCCTTGGACGGTGGGTCGCGCTCCCCGAAGTCATATTTCGACTTTCGTGAACGTCTCGCGGCCGCCGTCAAAAGCGGCAAGGTCAGCGACACGTCTGCGAATGGCTTGATGCACTACAGCGCAGAAGCCTTCGTGCTCTCGCTCGATGAGTCGGCCGAGTGGGTGGATCGCTTTCTAGGTGATCTAAAATCAGGTCTTTCCAAAAACCGGAGAATTAAATGAGCAAGAACTTTGAAGCGCTCCTTGAAGAGCTTGGTGCCATTAGCACCGAAACCGACACGATGGCCAAGGCTATCGCTGAGCCACCTGTTCCCGTCGAAGATGAAGACGACGAGGATGGTGACGACGCCGCAATTGCAGCAGCTGCCGCTGATGGTGGCGTCGCTGCCCCTGCAGCCGCTGGCGACAAACCAGACTTTGGCAAATCTTTCGCGTTCACCGACGAGTCTGGCGCAAGCCATGAAGCCGTCGATGCCACCGATCTGGTGAAGTCCCTAATGGAACGCCAGACCCAGTCCGATGATGTACTGGCTAAAGCGTTGAACTCTTTTAGTACCGTCGTGCGCAAGCAAGGCGACATGATCAAGTCGTTGTCTGCCCAAGTGGCCAGTCTCTCGTCACAAGGTCGCGGCCGCAAAGCCATGCTGACCATGATCGAGAAGCCCGCCATCGGCGACACGATGGCCAAGGCCAATGCTGACGCGGGTATCTCGCCCGAGCAGTTTTTCGCCAAGGCTAATGCAGCTTTCGATGCCGGGAAGATCAGCGGCAAAGAACTCAATGTGGTGAGCGTTAGCTTACGCGGCAATCACCCAATTGAGCCGGGCTTGATCCAAAAGATCGCCCTCGCCTGATCGCGGCATCATTAACTTTTACTCTTAAGGACACAGCAATGGACGCTCAAACCTTGATGCAGCAGTTTGCGGGCATGGCCCCCGGCGGCAGCAATCCCTCCCTCGGCGCCTCTATGGGCGGCTCTTTGGACGCCATGGGCGATCTGAAGAAGGCCCTCGAAGCCAGCTCGTACCAGACCGACGTTTCCACCCTGACCGGTGGTGGCGCTCTGGGCGTGCAGTCTTTGGACACCGCCATGAAGACCACCATTCAGGAGCAGGAACACTTCGTGTTGTTCAAGCGCTTGCAGCAGACCAACGCGACTAACATCGTTGACGAGTACACCCGCCAGACTGGCATCGGTGGATTCCTCGGCGGTTCGACCAACTCCCAGATGGGTGTTGTTCGCTCAGCTCAGGGCGAGTACAGCCGTGAAGTTGGCATGGTCAAGTTCCTGATGACTTTGCGCCAGGTCGGCTACGTGCTGAACATCGGCAAGAACATCGTGGAAGCCACCGCTGTGGAAGAGCGCAACGGCGCCCTGCAGTTGATGACCGACGCTGAGTACCTGTTGTTCTACGGAAACAGCAAGGCTTGCCCAACCGAGTTCGATGGCATCTTTGCCCAGATCGAAGCGGAAATCGAAGCCGGCAATGTGCCTGATTCCAACGTCGTGGACATGCAGGGCCTGCCCCTGAATTCCGTGGAGCCTTTTGCCAAGATCAACGCTTCGGTGTTTGACTATGGTTCTTGGGGCCGCATCACCGACGTGTTCATGCCTACTGCTGTGCAGACTGACTTGAACATGGGTCTGGACCCCGCATTCCGCTGGAGCCCAGATGGTGGCAACCAGAACATGGCAGTCGGCGCTCACGTGTCCGGCATTCGCCTGACCGAAGGCGTGTTGAAGACCAACATCGACACGTTCCTGCACCACGCAGACTTCGTGATGTCCAAGCCGTTCGAGGTGTCGCAGCCCGCATTGGCCACGGCTAACAACACGTTCAAGCCTGCCGCAATTGGTGTTCTCGCCACAGCCGACGACGCAGCCAGCCAGTTCACCGCGCCTCGCGCTGGTAACTACTACTACGCCGTCGCCGGCGTGGGCGGCGCTGGTCAGGGTCAGTCCACCATCCTGAAGTCCGGCCAGATCGCCGTGGCTGCAGGCAAGAAGGCTGTCGTGACTATCACTGTGTCCGCATCCGGCACCGAGACTGGCTACGCGATCTATCGCGGCCGCCAGAATGGTACCGACGGTACCAGCGACCTGCGCTTGGTGAAAATCATCCCCCGCACTGGTGCATCGACCGTGTTTACCGATTTGAACCGCGACATCCCTGGTACTTGCAAGGTGCCAGTGTTGAACCTGGCTCAGTCGGCTGATGCAATCGGATGGCGCCAGTTCCAGCCGATGACCAAGATTCCATTGCCTTTCGGCGTGGGTGGCGTGCCAGTGCAATCGTGGTTCCAGTTCCTCTTCGGTTTCCTGCGTGTGACCAAGCCGAAACATCATGGTTTCGTGAAGAATATTCTTCCCGCAACTAGCACATGGCGTCCGCACGGCTGATCGTAGATCGGTAAAATCAAACAAGCGCCTCCGGGCGCTTGTTTTCATCCAACTTAGGAGTTTTCTATGCCAAAAGTAATTTGCACTCTTCCGAACGCCGCCGCTGAAATCAACGGCGTAAAGTTCACCCCCGCCGAAGGCGGTATGCTGTCCGATGAAGTCTCCGCTGAGCAGGCCGAGGCCTTCCTATCCATCCCCGGCTACGTGGAGCACAAGGAAGACCCCGCTGCTGATGCTCGCCGCAAGGCTGAAATTGCCGCCGCTGCCCAGCGCGCCGCCGACGAGGCCGCCGCTGCATTGAAGGCCGTCACCCCACCCGCCACACCAGTCAAGCCAGTGGCGCCCGTGGCCCCCGCCAAGGCCGTGAAGCCCGCGGCCAAGGCCGACGGCACAGCCGACGACGAAACCACGTTCTAAGCCTGGTTGTCGCTTTGAACCAGCCGCCTTCGGGCGGCTTTTTTTCGTCGTGATGCAATGATTGCCGCCATCATGCTCACGACCACACAGAACCTGCCAGCCACGCTGGCTGTCATCGTCACGGCCAGTGGCGCTGCCGTACCCATCACAGGCGCCGTGACGGCATCGGTCGTCTCCGTTGATGGCGTCACCGTCTACGTGCCATCCAAGGCCGCCACGCTTGGCACTGCGCCTGGTGCTGTGTCTGTCGATTTGACCGATGCAGAAACCCTTGCGATTCCGACGGGCGACGCCCTTCTGGTGGTGGCGTGGTCCCGTGGCGTGAAGCGCTTTGCCGTCACATCCGTGGCGCTGGGTCAAATCGTGCGCTCGGCCCTGTTCATTCAGGACGTGGTCATCGACAAGATTCGGGCGGACCGGCTCATGCTGCTGGCTAACTCGATCATGCCCGACCTGCAGGTGAGCGACGAGTACCTGTGGGAGAAGCTGCTCGCAGCAGAGGCCCATGTGGCGCATGCCCTGCGCATTCCGCTGGCGCCGACCCGATTCTTCCCACGCACACCAACCCCCGAGCAGATAGCCGCGCTGCCTGCCGGTATGCCGTGGGACATCGACCCAGCCTACGATTACGACCCCGGCAACTACACCGGCGACAAGTGGGGAATGATCCTCACCCGTCAGAAGCCTATTCAATCCATTGTCAGCATGAAATTCGTCTACCCGTCACCGGCGCAGACGATCATGGAGGTGCCGCCCGACTGGGTGCGTCACGACGGCAGGTACGGACAGGTGCAGATCGTGCCCACGGGCACGGCGTACCAGACGTTGCTGGGCGGCATGTTCCTCAGCCACTTCTCTGGCGGACGCCAGCTCCCGTTCACCGTGGAGCTGGAATACATTGCCGGCCTGGCTAACGCCGCCCGCGACTACCCGGACCTGATCGACGCCGTGCAAAAAATGGCAGTGGTCAAGATCGTGGAGGATGGCTTCATGCCTCAGTCCGGCTCTATCAGCGCCGACGGCCTGTCGCAGAGCTTGTCGGTTGACGCCAGCAAGTACCACGATGCCGTGGACACCATTCTCAACGGCTCGGCTGGATCGAATGGCGGCCTCATGGCGCGCATTCACGGCGTGCGGATGGTGGTGATCTGATGCGGTTCAATTCGTCGGCGTTTGATCGCCACCTATCCAACATCGGACAGTCCGTGGACTGGCGGCGCTCCTATGCCTGTGCGTGCGTCAACCCACAATCAGGCGCGGCCGACCCGAAGCACATACTGTGCTCCGGCAAGGGCCGCCTGTGGGATGAGCCCGTGCGGACGGTGACCGGCATCGCGGGGCAGGAGACATTGGCGGAGTGGGCGCAGTCCGGGCAGTGGGAGTCCGGCGACACCGTGCTCAGCATTCCCCAGTCCAGCCCGTTGTGGGACGCCGGCCAGTTCGACCGCGTTGTCATGCTCAACGCCACCGATGTGTTCAGCCAGCCGCTGCTGCGTGGTGCGCCTGCGGAGCGCCTGATATTCGCAGTGGCCAGCGTCACGCGATGTTTCTGGCTGCATCCGACCACTCGCCTTGTTGTGGAGGGCGGTTTGCCGGTGATCGGTACCGACGGTCGCCCCACGTGGCCCGGCGGCGTGGGCGAGCCGCCTGCAGGCACCAGCTACTCCCTGACTGGGACGCGGTATCTTGAATATTTCGTGTGGGCAGCTCTGCCCAGTAATCGGAACATGCACAGCGGCATGCGCCTGCCCAAGAAGGTAGTCGCCCGCAAGTGGGACTTGTTCAGCCGCTGATCGTCTTTTTCACGGCGGCCGCAAACGCCGCCTCGGCCTTGGGCTGCATGGCCTGGGCGACACCTCTGGCGAGGAACTTGCCGGGCTGCGCCGGGATGACCCACTTGCCGGTTGCGCCCTCCATCATGATTCTGAACGTCATAAGCTGAGACGACTTTCCGCCGCCCGGCGTGCTGGTGTCCATGCGAACCATGCCCGCGTAGCGTTTCGCTGACGCCGCGTCCATCCCTGCGCCTTTGAGCGCCCCCATCGTCAGTCTGCCGCCCCATGCGTACTTGCGGGCTGCCACCATTGAGGCCTGTTTTGTCTTTGGGTTGCTTAGGAACGGTGTCTGCTTGCTGGCCGCCGACATGCCGGATTTCGGGGACAGGTTCGTGACCTCCCCGCTGGGGCGTTGCCCCATGGAGACCACGCGCGACGGCGCCATGGCCGATGCGAGGTTGTGTACAGCGGCTGGCACTGCGCTTGCGTGCGCAGTGTTACCCGGGGTGTTATGGCGCATGGGTATGACCAGAAACCGGCGCCCATCCTTGGTGCGCCTGACCTTCTGGCTTGTCAGTAGCATCTGCTTTAGGTCGCGTGGCCCGCGCCCGGTTTCGATCTCGGCGGCGTGCTTGTAGTCGGTTTCGACCATCGCGCTAAAGTCGCCCGTCATCTGCCACTTGATGCTCTGGGCGTATGCGTCCTTTTCCCCGCTCCATAACTTGGCCTGGTGCACGGCCTTCTGCCAATCGATTGCAGTCTGTTGCGCCACAGCGCGCACAGCCTGGTTTAGTAGCGGCATCACCTGAGAATTGATGCCTGCCGCGAGTTCGAGCTGGGCACCGGCGGAGAACGTGATCGTGTAGCTGAGTGCACTCATGTCTTGATTGTGTTGTCACGCCCGGTCGTGATGTAAAAATTCGGGCGTGATCTCCATGGTGCAACCACTCCACGTCGGCAATGCGCTGCGGCTCTTTATCGAGCCGCCAGCTGGTGCCGTCCGGTGGAAGGTGCTTCGCAAGGGGTCTAATACATTTTCCAGCCACGACGACGCATCGGCGGTCGTGGCCTATGAGGGTGACGAGCGTGTAATCGTTGACTCTGCCTTCCTGCAAAATCAGGTGATGGCCTTCTATCGGCCGTTCTACACGTCCGATGGCTTGGTCTGGACGGCTGGACCAACGGCCAGCGGCACGCCTGATGCTATCTATGAGGACATGAGCGTCGACGTGCTGTCGGTGCTCCGTCAACGGATTGAGTCCGGCCTCCTGGTGGAGTGCCAACGCGGCAACTTCGCCACCGAGCTTGGTTACATCCAGGTTTACACCGCATCCCCGTCGCTTGAGCGCGACCTGGCCATGCCACTCGTGACCGTGCACCTCGAAAACGAGGAACCCGGCGAGCGGTTTGTTGGCGAGGACATGATCGGCGACCAGTTCGACGAGATTGGCGGCGATTGGTCAGAGTCCGAGGGGTGGCTGGCAAACGTCAGCGTGACCCTGATCGGCTGGAGCTTGAACAGCGACGAGCGGCTGGAGCTTCGCAAGGCCATACGACGGATCGTCGTGGCAAACCTGCCGGTGTTCGCTGACGAGGGGTGGCAGCAGTGCGGCCTGTCGCAGCAGGACATTGATGCCGTCAACGGCGAGTATCCCGCTCACATCTACCAGGTGATGAGCACGTTCACCTGCCTTGCCCCGGTTCGCGTTGCGGGTCGAGTGAACAGCGTCATCAACGAAGTAATTTTAAGGAGCGCCAATTGAGTAAGTTAGCCACCACTGTGGCGTCGGCAGAGCCAGCGACGCCGGAACTTCCACAGCATCTGAATGAGTTTTGTGCTCGCCTGTCGGCGACCGTGAAGCGTCCAGAGCTGATCGGTTCCTTTGAGCACCACGAGCGCACCGGTGGACGCCTGAGCGCCACCGAGTCCGAGTTCAAATCTCGGTTCGACGCATTTCTCAACAAGCCTGTTTAAGCGAGGCCCAGCATGTCTGTATTCTTCAATGGGCGCCTGCTCATCACACCAACCACCGCGTCTGTCGTCAACGATGACGCGATGCGCAATCAAAACCTCAGCGTCGGCAACGTCGTTGCAATTGTCGGGTCTTCCGCCGGTGGAGCGCCCAAGACAGCGCTGCGCTTTGGCAGCCCGCAGGAAGCCCAGCGCACGCTGGAGTCTGGCGAGTTGCTGGACGCTGTGCTTGCCGCGTTTGACCCCAGCCGTGAAACCAACGGCCCCAGCCAGGTGGTCGCTGTTCGCGTGAACCCTGCTGTGCAGGCGACGGGCGTCCTGAAGGACTCCACAACCGCCAACGTGATCAACCTCACGTCTGTCGGCTACGGCGTGAACGAGAACAAGATCAAGGTCAAGATTGAGGCGGGTAGCGTTACCGGCCTGCGCCCAACGGTGCAGAAGGACGACGCCTACTACACCATCGACAACCTGACCCGTAGCGCTTTCTCTCTGGTCTACACCGGTGCCGAGGCCACAGCCGTGGCGACGATTGACGGTACCAGCGTGGTGCTGCAGGCGCCCACTGGCACCACGGTGGCGACCATCGACATGACGCTGTACACGACCATTCAGGCCGTGGTGGACCGCATCAACTTGGTGGCTGGCTTCTCCGCTACTGTTGGCGACGGCAATTACTCCAAGATCGCTTTGAACGGTCTGGACTACATCACGACTCAAAACGTGAAAACCACGCCCTACACCGTGAAGGCAGACCTTCAGGCGTTGGTGGACTGGTTCAACGGTGCGCAGCAGGACTTTGTTCGAGCCACCCGCGTGGCCGCCGTTGGCAAGCCGCCCGCAGCGTCCGCTTTTGCGTTCCTGTCCGGTGGCTCCAATGGCTCGACCCTTACGGCCGACTGGGCAGACGCCTTCGAGGTACTGCAGACGGTTGACGCGCAGTGGATTTGCCCAGTGTCTGGTGACGCATCCATCCACGCGATGGCCGATGCCCACGCCGTCTACATGAGCAACGTCGCCCGTATGGAGCGTCGCGCAATTGTTGGTATGGGCTTGAGCAGCACCGATGCAGCCGCAGTGGCCGCCGCGAAGGCGCTCAACAGCGACCGGACGTCCCTGGTGCACCTCGGGCACTACAACTACAACGCAGCCGGTGTGCTGACGCTGTACCCAGCTTACATCTCTGCGGCGCTGATCGCTGGGGCGTTTGCCGGCGTAAACCCTGGCACCCCGCTGACCAACAAGACGATTGCTGTCCGTGGTCTGGAGCGCGACCTCCGCAACCCCATCGACACCGACGTGCTGATCACCGGCGGCGTGCTGTGCTTGGAGAACACGTCCAGTGGCTACAAGGTGGTTAAGTCCATCAGCACCTGGCTTGTGAACGAAAACTACAACCGCGTGGAGCAGTCCTGCGGTGTGGCCCTCGACTTCACCAACCGCAACGTCCGCGAGGCGCTTGACGTGCTGCGCGGCGCCAAGGGTAACCCACTGGTGTTGTCCCGCGCTATCAGCATCGCTGAGTCCACGCTGCGCGAGCTGGCGCGTGAAGAGCCCCAAGGCCCTGGCGTGTTGGCTGGCAACACTGAGAGCCCGGCCTACCGCAACATCAAGGCCACGCTTGAGGGCGATGTACTGCGGGTTGAGTTCGAATGCTCGCCCGTGATCCCCGTCAACTATGTGCTGGTGACCGTGTTTGCTGTGCCGTTCAGCGGCTCTGCCACTGCGGCATAAGGAGAACCTAAATGAAACAAAACATCAAAACCCGCAGCGGCAACCGAGTTGTTGTCGTGTTCGACGGCAAGCAGATCGGTATGGTCCGCTCCGTCCGCCTGAACGACGACTACAGCCCAGAGCCAGCTTCTGGCATCGGCGACATTCACGTTCAGGAGTACGTGCCCACCATGGCGCGCCACTCCATCAGCGTCAGCCAGATGGTGCTGATCAAAGGCGCCATGCTTGAGGCTGGTATCGCCGCCGAAAACGGCGACGCCATGCTGCAGGGCCTGGTGTTCGACTTGGAGTGGTATTCCAAGGACGACGGCAAGCTGTTGCGCAAGTACGTTGGCTGCTCCTACGCCAGTGGCGATATCGACATCAACGCCCACCAGATCATTGTGGCCAGCGGTCAGTTCAATGCTTTGGATGTTGTCGGCACAGCAGCCTGATCCTGCCCGATAATAGGCCGCCCCTCCAATGGTGGAGCGGCGGCTTTTTTCATGAATGGGATTCAATATGGCACGCACTGCGCAGGACACTGATTTTGTTGTGAAGGTAGAGGGCGTTGGCTCTTTCACGTTTGGTAAGCGCACCATGCGCGATGAGATCGCCATTCAGGTGGAGTTCGCCAGAATCATCGACGGCGTGGAGCCCACCGCATGGCTGCAAACCGTGGGCGGCTGGATGTCCACGTTGCGCGTGCTCACCGTGCGCGCCCCGGCTGGCTTCGATTTGGATGATTTGGACCCGCTGGATGACGAATCCTACGCTCTGATGGGCAAGGTGCACAACGCGCTGGCCGAACAGGAGCGCTCTTTTCGTCGCTCAAAGAACGGCGGAAGCAAAGGAAATAGCCCGGCATCGGGTGACGACGGTGGAGTTTTGGTACCGTAAAAAGTACAGCCTGCCGGCGACTGATCCACGCTTTTTGGATGCTACGCCGGAGGAGATGCTTGCGGACTACTACGCGCACCTGTTCCACGACGATCCGAAGGCTTTGGAGGCTGTGGAAGACGACGATTTCAACCCCGACGATGTGGCTGCGCTGATCGGGGCCAACAACCCGGATGAATGGGAAGATGTGAGCACTTTATGACAAGCAAAATTGGTATTGGCGTAGAGGCGCAATTCGACACCTCGGGTATTGAGCAGAAAATCAATAGCCTGGGTCAGAAAATCGCAGCGGCGAACAAGGTGCAGTTCACGCCGTTTTCCGGCACGACCAAGGCTGACCTTGACAAGATGGTCAGGCAATTCGAGCAGCTGCGCAAAATTCAGGGCGACTTGAATAAGCGCATGAAAGAGACGGGGCAGGGTGGCGCAAGCCTGTTGAACGTGGATTGGGAGAAGCTCTACGCTGACCCTAATTCCCGCGCCCGGCAAATGCGCAAGGCCTTTGAGTATTCGACTGGCGCATCCTTCGCTGGTGGCGGTCAGCAGCCCACCAATCCACAGCCCACCAATCCACAGCATGGCCCGCCTGGCGCGCCTCACGTCACGCCGACGTGGCAGCGCGTCACGCAGGCTGGCTTGGGGTCTGCTGGCCCCGCTGGCGGCGTTGCAGCCAATGCCTTGGGCACTGGCATGTCCGCTGGCTTTGGTGCCGGGCTCATGGGCCTTATGGGCGGTATGCTGGCGCTGGGTGTGGGCAAGCTGGTCAGCGGCGTCATGGAGAAGATCGACCAGGCCGAGCGCAACAACATTGGGCTCGACACCCTGAAGCGGACGCTGGGCGACGTGAACGTTTCGTTTGCTGCGCTTAAATCCGTGGTTCACGGCAGCGCCGACAACCTGAAGATCACCTACGACGAGGCCGGGCGCCTGGCCGCGCAGTTCACCAAGCTGGGGAACGTCACCACCGACCAGTACAAGACCATCAGCGACGAGTTGGACGTGGGTGTGGGCATGTCTCGCGCCTTCGGCCTCGACCCGTCACAGGGCGTGGGCGTGATGGGCCAGATGCGCGGCCTCGGCGTCACCAGCAACACGACAGAGAGCCGTCGGTTCGCGTTGCTGATCGGCGAGACCATCGGCAAGGCCGGGGCGTTTGCCAAGGCCGAGGAAGTCATGGACGCCTTGGGCGGGTACGCCGCCGCTCAGACCCGTAGCAACATGGGCGTGGCCAACGTCGCGGGCTACGCCGGCATGTTTTCCAGCATGGTGGGCTCTGGCATCCCGGGCATGGACCCGGCTGGAGCAGCAAGCCTGCTGGGACGCATCAATGGATCGCTGTCTGCGGGTGGCGCCAAGGGCGAGGCCTCGCAGTTCTTCACATCCATGGTTGGGGCCCGCATGGGACTCGACCCGTTCCAGACCCAGATTCTGCGCGAGGGTGGTGCGTTTGCCACCAACGACGAGGCGTTTGGTGAAGGCAGCATTGCTAAGCGTTTTGGCATCAGCGGACCCGGTGGCGACAAGACGTTCCTCCAGTCGTCGCTGGAACAAATGCGCGGCCAGTACGGCAAGAACAATAAAATGCTGGCTCAGGCCACGGCGAACCACTTGGGCATCAACATGCGGCAGGCCATGGGCATCCTGTCCGTGGACCCGAACCAGATCGGGGAGATGCAGAAGTTTGGCGACCTGTCCAAACTGTCCGGCAACGGCATCGGCAACCTGTCCAAGGCGTTGTATGGGTCCGACGCCGACCGCAAGGGCTTGTCTGACACGCTTCTGAGCCGAAAGGATGTGAGCGGAGCCGACAAGGAAGAGCTGCGTCGCTCGCTGGGCACCCCCATGGAGCGCGAAACGCTGGCCAAGCTCACCGCTCAGTACGATCAGGAGCGCACCCAAGGCTCGGATATCCGCGACAGTAAAAACAGCCTCGACAACATCAAGACCAACTTGGCCGACAAGCTGGTGCCAATCGTGGACCAGATGCGCCACGGCATCATGTACATGGCCGGCGGCGGCAAGAAGTCGCCCAAGGAAATCATGGCCGAGGTCATGGCGCTGGAGTCCCGGGACAAGGTGGCTGGCATCAAGGGCAGTTTTGAGGCGCAGCGGCTCGGGGCTATTGGCGAGGCCGAGTCCATTCGCGTGAAGCGCAACACGGCCGTGGCGGAGCTAAAGAAGAACTTTGGCTCCATGACGCCAGAAGAGATTGAGCGCGCGCAAAAGAACATCACCGAACTGACAGACGAATACGCCCGCAAGTCTGAGGACGTGCGCAAGCGCATTCTTGATCTGCAGGAAAAAGAAGCCTTGGCGATTGAGGCCGAGACCAAGGAGCGGGAGAAGCGCATCGAGCAGATGCGCAAGGAAAGCACCGACCCAGAAATCACCGGCAGCATCAACCAGTCGGCAGCCGAAGGCTCTCGACTGGGTCGTCTTGGGAGTGCTCCTGCAGCCGCGGGCGGCGGCGGTGGTCGCAGCTACACGTCAAGCGGTGGCGCGGAGGCTCCCGGCACGTTTGACGACCTGTTCGTGAAGTACGGCAAGCAGTACGGCGTGGACCCGCGTCTCTTGAAGGCCATGGCCATGAAAGAGTCCAACATGCGCCCTGGCGCGGTGGGTGGCGTCAACCGCAACGGCACCCGGGACTATGGTTTGATGCAGCACAATTCCGCCTTCCTGGCTGAGCGTGGCCTGACAGATGATTGGCGCAATCCCGAGCGATCAATCGAAGAGGCGGCCAAGCTACTCAAGAACAACATTCAGCGGACGGGCAGCGTGCGCTCTGGTGTTCGCGCCTACAACGGCTCAGGCCCGGCTGCCGAGGCCTATGCCGCCGATATCATGGCCCGCGTTGAGGGTACCAAGATCGGGGAGGGGACGCCGCTGCCATCCGGCGCCGGGTCTGGTCGCGGTGGTGTGAACCCGTCCTACAACATTAGCGCCGACGACATTACCGTGCGCGTGGTGGATGCAAACGGTCGGCCCATGGGCGCACCGCAGCAGGTCCAGACGCGCGTCCAGTCGAACTGGCGTCCTTCCATGGGATACTAACGGCCATGGCAACGCTTCAAGATGCAACCCCGCGCTGCGCGGTATGGCTTTTCAAAACCATTGACCGCCGGACGATTGACGGCAAGTCAGGCGTATCCACACGGTACCAAGGAAAAGACCCCTATATTGATCTGTCCCCATTTCTTGGGGACGGCTCATCCGTGCGGACGAGCAAGTCGGTGCGCGAGCCCGCCGGTGGCTGGTCCATCACTTTCATGGATGCCGCTCAGAAGGACTGGGTGTCGAACTTCACGCCTCCCGGTTTCCAGTCGCTGGAGAGCGTCTACGGCCTCGTGGAGCCCATGGACGTGATCGAGATACGCATGTGGAGCGGGGTCGGCCCTGCGCCGCTTGGCGGCAAGTACCCCATCGTCATGCGCGGCTTCGTGTCCGAGGTGCACCGCAGTCAGAGCATGGGCCAAGACGGCACGCCGCAGCGGCAGGTGACCATCACCGGGCAGGACTACGGGAAAATCTGGCAGACGTTCCAGGTGCTGCACCTGCCGTCCTATGTCGAAGGCAAGGCGTTGCTCACCAGCTTCAACCTGTCGGAGCTCTTTGGCGTCAGCGTGGTCGCGGCCCTGCCGGCTGGGGAGTTCATTCGGCAGATGGTCGAGAAGATCATCAACCCGCACCTGGCTGGCTTTCTGCCAGACACGCTGCCTTCGGACATTCCGAAAAAAATACAGACCGGCGACAGCATCTCGGTCAAGCACGGGTCGGTGAACCAGTCGTTTCAATCCATGCAGGGCTCGCTCTGGGACATCATGCGCCTGCACGGCGATGTTGGCGTCTGGAACGAGCTGTACGTGGAAGACCGCGAGGACGGCGTGCACTGCGTGTACCGGGCCATCCCGGCTCTGCACCTCACGGCGCCGGAAGGCTCCACCGACCGCAAAATTCAGGACGATGCGCCCGACCCCATTTATGTGCTGGTGCTGGATGAGCACATCGTGAGCATGTCCGTGATGCGGACCGATGCCGCGGTGGCTAACTTCTACTGGGTCAACAACAGCCGCTTTGACCTGATTGATGACATGCAGCGCAAGCTGTCGGCCATCGCTGAAAACAGCGAAACTGTTTCCACCCGCGAATACCCCAACACCGCCGTGAAGTATTACGGCGTGCGGCCCATGTATGCCGAGACGCAGCAGGCCGGGGACGAAATCACCAACCAGCAAAGCGGGCAGCCTGAAAAGGAGCACGACGAGCGGTCGGTCAAGCAGGAGGCGTGGATCGAGCGCCGTCGCCGCCACATGATGGAAATGAACCGGGACAACGTCGTTCTGGAGCGCGGCACAGCCCGCATCAAGGGTGGGCTTATGCGCCCCGGTAGCGCGGAAATGCTGAAGGCCGGCGACTGCGCCCGCTTTGTTGTCGGGCGCATGGTGTGGGACGCCTACATCGTCCAGGTGGACCAGGAGTTCATCCCGTACCAAGGCTACGTGACCACGCTCACATTCGAGCGCGGCGAGGGTTTTGCGTTGCGCACGGCTATGGAGGGGCAGTCGTCCTCGCCGTGGCTTGTTGAGCAATCCAGCCGATTTGGGGTGCTGCCATGAGTATGCGTCAGGGTATCGTGGTGGATGTCCACCCGGAGGATCACTCCGTCGATTTGGTCATGATGGACGACGGCTCCCGCATGATCGGTGTGCAGGTGCTCACTCCAAACGGCAGCGCCCGCTCGGGCTCGGTCAATATGCCGAGCGTGCCGGCGCGTGCGGACAAGTGGGACATCACCAAGCGCAATGGGCAGGACCAGATTGCGCTCGTCGGGTTTGTGAGAAACAACCCGGTCGTGGTTGGCTACCTGTTCCCGCAAATTTCGCAGATGACATTCAAGGAGCAGGACCGCGCCTTCACGCGCCACACGTCCGACGTTTACTCCACCGTGGATGCCAGCGGCAACATGGAGCTGCACCACCCCAGCGGGGCCTTTGTGCGGTTTGCCGAAAGCCTGGAGCACGAAGACCTGGGCGGTAAGAACGTGGACAAGAACCTCGCTCTTGACCGCAACACCGGGCGCAATATCGGGGTGCGCGTGTTCGTGCCTGGAGCGTTCGATTTGAGCCTGACGCCCGACGGCGCGCTCAGCTTGACGGTGTCCAAGGGTGGCGCGCTGGAGTTCGCCGAGGCGCTTACCATCAAGGCTCCGTCCGTCACGCTCGATACGCCGAGCACCCATATCACCGGCCCTGTCGTGGTGGATGGCGACGTGACGATTGAAGGCATCAGCTTCCTGGAGCACGTGCATAGCGGCATCCTGCGTGGCCCGGCCAACACCGACCCGCCCGTCGGCTGATCTGCTGTCGTCGTGACGCAAGAATGGCGGGATGATTGACCGCCCTGCGCCCACAGAACAGCGAGCCGGAGTTCGTCCGATTGCGTTCGCGTTGGACAACGTGGGCGCCGTTGGGCGCGCGGTCAGCCTCAATATTCGACCCGAAGACCTGACCCGCAACGAGCCTTCGCGCTCTGCCGTGCACCAGACGCTGGCGCATGGCGACGTCAAAGGCTGGGTTGACAACTTCGGCGCCGGGATGCCGTCGCTTACGATCTCCGGACACACCGGCTGGCGCCAGGCGCTGGGTACCGGGATGGACGGCGCTCAGGCGTTTGACGCCCTGAATCAGCTTGTGGTGCACGACTACCACGACGCCAAACAGTCGGCGATTGATTACGGTATCGACCCTGCGCTCGTAAAACTTCTTTTTATTGACACGCTGGACAACTTTGCGTGGTCCGTGGTGCCGACTCAGTTTGTGCTGCGTCGCTCCAAGTCGCGGCCTCTGCTCTGGCAGTACAACATCACATTGCAGGCCGTCAGCACGTCGGTGTCGGCGTCCGTGAAACTCGGGCCCGGCTACGGAAGCCCGGCCAACGGTGTTATTGCGCTGGATCGCACAATCGGCCGCTTGGTGTCATACCAGCCCAACGTAAAGAGCTGGGTTGACGAGGCGCTGGGCGCTGTTGACGGCGTATTCTCTGGGGTTTCCGAGGCAATTGCCGGGTTTGTGCTCACGACCAATGGCGTGTTGAGCTCGGTTCTCAGCGTGCTGCGTGACTCAAACAACTTGGCGACCGGCGTCGGCAACCGCTTGATTTCGGTGGCCAGTAGTCTGGCTAGTGTCGGGTTGAACGTGTTTCGAGTCGTGAGTTCGATTGCTGGATTGCCCGGCGACATTCGCTCCAAAATTTCAAACGTCGCCGCAGCCTACAACGAGGCCCTGTGCATTTTCGCTAACAGCCTGCGCCCGCGCAAAGTCTACGAGCAGTACACGGGCCTTTACGGGGCATCGAATTGCTCCAGCACGACTGGCGGCCGCCCATACAGCCCGTATGCCAACCTCAACGTCTTCGAGCTGATGACGCCCGACAAAGGCCCTGTCTCGGTTACTAGTGCAGCGCGTGGCAGCATATCGACTCTGGTCGGCATGGACCCTGTGCTGGCTCCTGTCCCCATGGGTGAAATCGGTCGGTTGACCTCGGTCATATCGGGCGGCGTGGGGGTGGCAACGTGAGCGAGTTTGAGCGCAGCGAGCCGAATTACCGCCTGGTCGAGTCGCATCGCGGCGACGACCTGCAGGCCGTTGCAGCGCGAGAGCTGGGCGACGCAAACCGTTGGGTGGAGCTGGTTTGGTTGAACAAGCTGGTTTGGCCATACATCACCGACGACCCGCAGCGCGTCGCGCCGGGCGTTGTGCTCAGCGGTGCCGGGCTGAAAGTTCCGGCGCCTGTGGGTGTGTGGACCGACGATGCCGAGCGCGGCCAAGTCTACGAGCGCGATTGCGCCATGGTTGGACGGCAGCTCCAGGATGATGGCGCCGGCGATATCATGGTGCACGCCGGGCTGGACAACTTGCGCCAGCAGCTTGAGCACAGGCTCATCACGCCCACCGGGCAGGCCAGACGGCACCCGGAGTACGGCTGCCGTGTTTGGCGGCTCTTGGGGTCGATGAATGGCCCTGTGGCTGGGTTGCTTGGTGCTCAGTATGTGCAGTCTGCGCTAGAGGCCGATTACAGGGTGGCGAGCGTCGATTTCTCGCGCGCCGATGTGCAGTTTGATGCCGTCAAGGTCACCGCTCGCGCGGTGGCGATTGAGGGTAGTGCTGTTGACCTCGTGGTCAACAATTAAGGATTCACGTGTCATTCCAGTTGAAGGACTTTGTTTCCATCGTCGCCGCGCAAATCAACCACGCGCGCAGCGTCACCACCAAGATCACCGACTTCCAGCCGGGCTCCGTGGCGCGCACGCTCATGGAGGCCCCGGCCGTCGAGATCGAAGAGCTTTACCTCCAGATGTTCTTGGGGCTGCGCGACGCCATCCCGGTGGCCACGTTCCAGTCGTTTGGCTTCACCAAGCTGCCGGCTGCTCGTGCGTCCGGGTTTGTCAGCATCTCCCGCCCGGCTCCCGTGGTGTCGCCGCTGGTCATCCCTATTGGCACGGTGTTCACCGCGGTGGATGGCCGCCTATACGCGTCAACCGCCGCCGTCACATGGGCTGCAAGCCAGACCGTTGTACGCGTGCCGGTGTCGTATGGCACGCCGGGTCTGGTGGGCAACATCGCCGCCGGGCTCATTACGGTATCGTCGGCGTTTGGCAGCGGCTACACCGTCAGCAACCCAGCCATCACCACCGGGCGCGACCCTGAAACGGATGCCGAGCGCGAGGCGCGGTTTGCCGAGTTTGTCGGCGCGCTGTCGCGCGGCACCGTGTATGCGTGCCTCTATGCCGCGCGCGAGCCCGTGGTGCTGGACGCCGACGGCAACGTCTTCGAATACGTCACCCGCGCCGGGCTCGATGAGCAGCCCGGCTTGGTGAGGATTTACCTCTACACCAATCGCGGCGAGCCTTCGTCCGAGATGCTTGTCGCCGCTCAGGCCATGCTTGACGGAAGCCGCGACGACCAGCTTGGCACCATCACGCCGGGGTACCGGTCTGCCGGCGTCGAGATGCAGGTGCTGCCGATGCTGGAGCGCGCCGTGCCTCTGACTGTTCAGGTCGGAATGTTCGACGGCTACACGCTCAACAGCACCGTGGAGCAGCGCCTCGGCGACATCATGGCTGCAGAGCTTGCAGCCGTCCCGCCTGGCGCCACGCTGTATCTGGGCTCGCTTGTCGAGGCCATGCTGGCCGCGCCAGGTGTGGCGTCCATCGTTCCCAGTACAAATGCCAACATCGTATGCGGCCCCAGTGAGGCGCTGGCCGCCGGCACACTAACCGTCACGGCACTATGACCCAGACGGCACTCCAGCGGCTGCTCAAGTACCCGCACGCCGCGGTGTTTGACGTCGCCCCCGCGTCTGAGCTGGCGTTCCGCCTGCGGCACGCGGATGGGGCGTCCTGGGCGATTGCCGACCGGGTGCTAACAGCCACCGCTGGGGCTCTCGTCGTCAGCCACGACCTGCGGCAGTACACCGTTGACGGGCTGGCCACTGCGTTGACCGCAGACGGGTTCACCATCGAGTCGCTGTCTGCGAAATTCTCGGGCCTGTCCGCCGTCGTACTGGTGGAGGGCTTGGGCGACGAGGCGCAATCCAACGGCGACCACATCATGGGCTTCACGTCCCTGCTGTGGGTGCTGCTGAGCGGCTACGCCGACGAGGTGCTGGGCGCCAAGGAGCAGGTGCGCCAGGCGCTGCTGCAGATGGTCATTGGCACCGCCGACGGCGAGTGGCTCGACCTATGGGCAACGCTGTACGGCGTGCCACGGCTGCAAGGCGAGACCGATGCGGCTCTGCGGGTGAGAATTCCGCGCGAGGCCTTCCGAGCCCGCAACAACGCCCGCGCCATCGAGCTGGCCATCCGCGACGCCACCGGGTTCGATGTCCGCATCGAGGAACCCTGGCGCGAGATTTTCCAGCTCGACAACTCCGAGCTGTCGGGGTCGGCTAAGTTTCAGGACGGCCAGCGGGTCGGGCACCACCTGATCCAGCCCGTGGCACGCGCCACGGTTGACTGGGGTGCTGTCACGCCAGTGATCAACAGAAACCGCGCAGCGGGCGTTATTAGCCTGCCGCCACTCATCTTCCACACGTCGGCGGTGAATGCATCCGCTGGGCACGCGGCACGCATGGGGGTGTTGCGGCAGCGGTCTGGTGCGGTGCTGATGGATGGCGGTCCGACGCTGGACAACACCCTGTATTTGAGCGACGGCGCGGGCATAGTGCTCAACCACCCGGCGCTGTTCAATGTGCGCGAGGTGCGACGCGGGCTGTCTCACATCGTCGTGCCGCCCCAAGGTTGGGTGGCCGAGCCATGGGGCGGAGAGACATGGGTTGGCTTCCAGTACATCGTCCGCGCGGCGCTGCATGTACGCGACTACCGCACCCACTACGCGACTGTGGAGTACCAGCAGAGCTGGGAGCGCCCATCCACGTGGAGCGGCATCGAAACCTGGGCGGCAATTGGACCAGCGGTGCGCAGCGAAGTTACTCGCCTGCTCACCCCAGAGGAGCTGCTGCTCACTGAGGCGTCCGAAAACCTCACCACAGAAGATGGCGAGCAGCTGGCTGCAGTGGTGTCGCCAGTCACGACCGTGGCAGCTGAGAACGAGTTTTACATCCTGACCGAAAGCGGCCGCCTCGTTGGGGTGGAAGAGTGACGTCGGGCGATTAGAAAAAATGGAGTAATGCAATGTCGATCATCAAAATTTCCGAAATGACCCAGGCGGCAGAGCTGAATGCTGCGGACGCCATGCCAGTGGTGAATGCCGGCGTTACCAAGAAGACCTTGCTTGGCGCGTTGGCTGACTGGGTGTTGAAGATTTATCCGGGGTACACCCCCGCTGGAACTGGTGCGGTTGCTACTACTGTGCAGAGTAAACTGCGCGAGAGTGTGAGCGTTAAAGATTTTGGTGCAGTGGGTGATGGCTCTGACGAGTACACCAAGATTGCGACGGCATGGACCTACTGTCTTGCCAATGGTAAGGACTTGTATTTTCCTGCGGGGGTTTACAGCAGCGGCGTGAACAACATGCCATTCAAGAACACGGACTACCCAGCGACCACGTTGATTGATTGTCAGAACATAACAATCTACGGCGACGGGCCGAATACGATTCTGCGGTCGGACTCTGTTGATGGGGCCGATGTGCTGAACCTATACTCGATCAAGAACCTGCACATCCGCAACATGAAGATCACAGCCAGCCTATCCGGCTCCACCGGAGCGGGGTCGAACGGCATCTCAATCGTTGGTGGATTTGACAATCTCACTTTCGATAAGATTTGGATGGATGACTTGCCATACATTGAGAAGTCCGGCCCGAGCTATCTTGATGGAGGAAAAGCGTTTAGTATCCAGCCTGGAACACCAGCGACTGAGTGCGGGACGATTAAGGCAACGCACATTTATGCTAAAGGCTGCGTCTACGGCGTTGGTCTTGAGATCGACTTAGTGAACTTCGCAAGTAAAAAGCACTCCATTGATGTCGATATAGTGGCTGAGAATTGCCACATCGGAGCGGTATTCTCAGCAGGCGAGGCAACGGGCGCTCTTTCGTCCGGTATGACTATGGGTTTCAAGGTTCGTGGGCAGTTCATAAACTGCCAGCATGATGTAGTGCTGAGTCGTGCTCACGGTGTTCAGATCGACGCGCAGATCATTACAACAAAGTCGATTGCGGCTCGCAGGTTAAATCCAGCCGGGGGCGCATGGGCAACATACGACACGGTTGTCGATGCGCTGGTTTGCACCTATGCCAAGAACTCGCAGATCAAAATTGTCGGCGACAAGAGCAACTGCGACTACATCGCGCAAATTGGCGGTGCTACGGCCGGGTCTAGCGGGCTCGGGGGATATTCTGAGCACTGCCAGATTTTCCTTGACGTTGGCGGCGTTGCGGTAACGGCTGCAGTCAATCTTGTTGACTCTGGTGGGGACACGATTCAGCAAAGCGATATCTACATCACAACGCAAACTGCCGCGTCGTTGCCGACCGGGTTCTATACCCAGAGCCTGAACAACACTATCTCGGTGGGGCCGTCGAAGCGTTTCATTTCCCCGACCATCTCCGGCGCATTGAACTTTGCGTACACCGATGGCGTGACTTCCTACAATTCAGTGGAGCGCGACACTTTGGGTATGTTCTTTAAGCAAGTTGGCGGGTCTAGTGCTGATATTCAGATTATGGGTGTAAAAAATCACACTGGGGCAAAGTTGTTTGCGATTAGAAATGACGGATACATCGCAACAGACGGTAGGGCATCAGCATCCTCAGTTGCAACAGTCAAGGGCGTTTTACCGATTTACGACACTTCTAATAATTTTTACGGCTATGTCCCAATCTACACCAGCTACACGTAATGACCACACTAATCCAACTCCCAAAATCCCGCACCATCGTCTTTGCAAGCCCGCTGGCAACCC